GTCCTCATCGTCCTCATCGTCCTCATCGTCCTCGTCCTCGTCCTCGTCCTCATCGTCCTCATCGTCCTCGTCCTCGTCCTCGTCCTCATCCTTCTTGCTCTTCTTGCCCTTCTTCACGGGCTTCTCATCCTCATCGTCCTCATCCTCGTCCTCGTCGTCCTCGTCCTCATCCTCATCCTCATCCTCATCCTCGTCTTCGTCTTCGTCTTCGTCTTCGTCTTCGTCTTCGTCTTCGTCTTCGTCTTCGTCTTCGTCTTCGTCTTCGTCTTCGTCTTCGTCTTCGTCTTCGTCTTCGTCGAGATCCTCATCCTCGTCATCGTCCTTGCTCTTTCCAGCATGGAGAGTGTCGTCAGATGGCTCGAAAGGCCGCATCAGCAGCTCGTTGATTTCTTCGCCACGGGTTTCGATTGCTTCGATCACTTCAGTCTCCTTGATTTTCCGAACCAACTCAAACGTCACTACAGGGTAGGTCTCGTCCATATCGAACGAGAGTTTCGTCACTACTGCCATCGGTGGCATACCGATCTTCGTATCGAGGTCACCCACGTACTCAGCCCAGTTCGCCACTGATTTGACAGGAAGATCCAGCAGATAGATATCCGCGTCTTGGACATCCTCCACTGTGCGCGCCTCTTTGCGGATCATCACCGCCAGCCTGCGCCTTTCTTGACACGCTTTTCCACGGCCGTTGCCACTGCCCCACTCATTTCGTGGACAACCCTCGCACGTCTTGTTCTGCTTCTTGATAGCCAGCTTGTGAGGCTTCATCCCCTCACCGTCCATGCTGAGCGCAAAGCAGCGTGGAGTATTCGGCTTGTTCGGCTTGAATGCTCCTTTGTAGTACGAGTTCACGTACGAAAAGTCCAGGACGATCACATCAAGTGACCTGCCCTTGTTCTCGCCACCGACCGTGAATCGGCGCTTTTGAATCGAAATCTTGTTGCCTCCTTTGCCCGCGCGTGATTTCTCGCGAGCTCTGGTCTTCTTGGCTTTCGCCTTCATTCGCTCAAGGAATGTAGCCATTACGTATTCCTCACTTCATGCTCCTGATGTTCAATCTCGTTGACTCAAAGATCTCCGTGCCTTCTATCTTCTGTCCCTCCTTCAACCTATCCATATACGCTTTCTTAGAAATACGATTCTGAAACAGATCGTATGCCTTGTTGGCCACCACGTACTTGATGAACTGCTTGTGATTCTTGATCTTCGGGTGCTTGTCGCGAACCACGCTAGACTTGAAGTGCATTCCGCTGGCCCCCTTCAACTTCTTCTTTGAGAAGAGGGCAAGCAGATGTTGTCCCATCTTATGACGGGCACTGCGCAGCTTGGCCGTTTCAGCATCCTTTTTTCTGATCAGCTTATCCAGTTCACCGTACTCGTCGATCAAGCCTCCCAGCTTAGTGCTTGACTTGTCTGTCTTCTTTCGCATTGATGATCTCCGTGAATTTCGATGTGAATTCGCTGAGCGCCCCCTCAACGGTCTCCTTGATTCTCCTATCAAGTTCCTCTTTCTCAAGGATACCCTCGATGATGATCGCACGTATCTTGGCCATATGGCCACTGGCCCCTCCTGTCACCTTGGCCTCTGAGTTATCACGTAGCAGACTTTCGTGCGCTGCAATGATGGTCATGATGACCAATGCTTCGTCCATTGAAGTGAGGGCCTCTTTCTTAGTACGAGCAGCTATCTCCTTTTCTTCTTTGGTGACCACATCAGAGTCTGCCAACTGCTCGACCTGACCATACAGGATACTCACTGGTCGCATGATGGTCGATGACAGTGTCTCGGTCAATGCTCCCATGAACGCATGAATGGCGTACCAGTCATTGTCATCCTCTGGTACGAACCTGTGCTCCCTGTGCGCACAGGTATTCTTTGCACGATCGAGCCACTTGTCTGCGAGACGCAGTAGTCTTTGTCCGGCTTCTTTCATTTCACTTTCCTCAGTTGTTCTAGGTCAATTTCTGGATGGCGGCGTTCACGAATGGCCCACCAGTCTGGAACCGAACTTGGAGCTTTCCACTTGGCGATGTGATACTTCTCGAAGAAGTAGTAGTCGCGATATGCCTCTACAGCATCATTCTGTCTGTACTGCTCTGGCATGCACTGAGCGAATGGGCTCATTGCCTTGGCCTTCATGTTATGTGGCCGCTTTGTAAGCTGCCCCCACAGAGTGTGAGTATAGACGTGCTGTCCGTTGTATCGCTTACGATACTCATTCCCGAGATGCTTCATGAGTTCATGGAGCCATGTGTAGTTGCCATGACTGGCCCCTGCCCACAGTACGACCGGATGATTCTGATGCGTAGGGCGCAGAATTGCCGGGACAGTGCGCCTTGCATCCTCCGTTCCATCCAGCGTGTGATGCACGGTACACAGAATCTGTGCCGACTCCATGATCATTTTCACCACATGCTTGTCATTGTGATAGTGTGCCGCCAGCTCTGGGCTTCTGTCGAGTACGAAGATGTTCATGATGTCACCACTTCAGGAATGGATAGTCCTGTCCTACTCAAGAGAGTCATGAATGTGTCCATGCTATGGTCAGGCCAGTTGGTATGAATGTACGACTCTTTCGTCTTGAAGTCGTAGTAGATCCCGAACTTGCAGCATCTGCCATGTACGTAATCCATACCGAGCAGACATCCAGTGCCCATGTAGTCCTCGGTGCTGCGCTTGGAAAACTTCTCTTTCTGACTTCGATATCCCTCGACCAGCTTGGTCAGTGTTTCAATCGGAATGAGGCCTGGAATGAAGTGGATATGCCCGAGTCCGATCGGAGCTGAAAGGTTGTACACCTGCGCAATCAGCGCGGTGACGTCGAATGATTCTGGAAGAATGATGCGGGTACTGTACATGATAATCTCCTTACTCTTTGAGAAGTTTTCCAAGTAGAATTGCATCCATTCGCATCAAGTCACGAATGGCTGCGTACTCATCGCTGCTGATTGAATCGACCTCTGGGCTTGAACAAAACTTTTCGTGCTTGAGAAAATCCTCCTTCACCAACTTGAATAGATGTGCCTCCTCTTGGCGACGGAGGTCTACCGATCGCTGACTGCTCATGTGAACGCCGCGGTCTTTCGTGCTGTTTCCAGCGAAGTCACCACGTCAGCGAGTGTGTCTGTGACATGCTCCAACATGCTGGCGGTCTGATCATTGACTCCGTTGATCTCCAATACATCATTGACACACGAATTGACCTTGTCTATCAAGGCTGTGATCGCCGCGTCTGCTGCCTGCTTGTCCATGAAATACTCCTTGAGTCTACTTGTCGTCGCGAATACGTTTGAACCTGGGATGCCGTAATGATCCCTTCTCGGTGATCAGTTGGCACTGTACCTCAACCGTTCTACCTATGATGGTGTTCTTGCTGAACCTCTCCTTCCAAAATGTATCCCTCTGCTTGTCGGTCATGCCAGACACATTCACATTCCTCTTCTTGTACCTGACCACCAGTGCGCCGAGTGTTCCTTCGTACTTGCCACTGCCCTCCTTGAGGTCAGTTACTTGCACATCGACGCTGATCTCTTCCTTGATCTTCATCCAAGCGTGTGAACGAGTCGGAACCCAAGGCTTAGATAGATCCTTGATGATGCTACCTTCGTATCCACTACCGACATGCTCTCTGTTCAAACGGAGCGCATGATCGTGGTCCTCAACTTCACGCGGTTCGATCAGCTTGAAGTGCTTGTTTCGAGGAGCGCTCAGTGCCTTCAACTGTTCCTTTCGATGCCCTTGCTCTTTCTCGTCACCCTCCCCATAGAAGTAGTCAATGGGCATCACATGGAAGCAGTGGAATACTGCATCATCGGCTTGGTAGTTCTTGCGATGGATCGTGCCCGCTGAGTTGGCGAATGAACTACACACGATCTCACCGTCGAACATGGTTCCATTCTTGTACTCGTTGTACATATTGACCAATGCCATGTGAGCGGCCTCTACGTACAACTCAAGCTTCTTGAACATGAACCATTCACGACCGTTGCGGCTGTGAAACCTGATACCATGCTTTGGGTGATATAGAATGATACACCGAACTCCGTCAAGTTTCGGTTCGATGACCATGCTTTCCCAATCCTTGACGCGTTTCTGCTCGTACGTCTTGGCGAGCATCACTTCCTTTGGCCATGCGCTCATTTGAGTCTCCCTGTGACAGTTCCAAGCACACTATTCAAGTTGCGCTGGTGATCAAGCCTGCGTCTTTCTGCCATGGAAACGGGAGGGCTACGCGATCCCTGCTGTAGATAACCATCTTGATAGGCGGTAGTGGCCCACGACGGCAGCCCCATGTCTTTGCCATACATGATGGAGTAGATTGACAGTTTGTGCCCGAGGGCGGCATCACGTTGCCCTGCGGCTCGGAACCATTTCTTTGCAAATCCCATGATAGTCTCCTAGAAGAGAAAGAAAGCGTTGCAGTAGCCGCCAAAGCAAGCTACCGGCCTGTGAAGGATACGACTGAACAGCCACAGCCACTTCGTCAAGTCATCTTCAGTTTCGAAGACCAGAAACCAGTGACCGTTCCAACCTTTCTTCAGTCGCATACCTGTCTCCCGTTAGAATCCATACGTGGAGTGATGGCCCCTGCATACGTGCCAAGATACTGACAGCCTGTGCGCTTGTCGATGTAGAGATTCATGTTCTCAAGTTCACGCACTGTCTGTCGCGTTTCGATTGAGGGTGTGCTCTGTGTGCATCCAACAAGTGATGCCATGATTGAAACGGCTGCTACGATCTTCATGTCTTGTTCCTCTTGAACTTCAGTTCCTCACGAATCAAGTCATCTACGTACTTATCTGCCTCATCCTTGTACACGTAGCATACTGGAGCATCGCCTGCGATGATACCCTCTTCGCGCAAGAACGCGTATCTGGCCGCATCACGCTGTGCTGACTCCAGTGCCTTGACCAACTCGTTACGACGAGCAATCTGTCTCTCCATGACAGTCCTCGCGTCGTCTAGCAATTGTTCAAGTTCGGCGTTGCGAGCGGTGATCTTTTCTGCGCCCTTCATTAGGTCGCCAATCTGTGCCGCCAGTGCTAGTTCTTTCTTGCTTGATGGACGATTCGCCATGCGATCAATGTGTCTGGACAACTGACGGACCTCTGCTCCAAGCTCCGACTCGCGCTTGGTGAGTCGGTCGATCTCGTCGAGTAGTTGTAGCAGAAGATCGCCCTTGACAGCGGTCAGGTCCGCCATTTCACGAAGCGCCGACAAGGTTTCCGCCTTGACTAACGGTTTAGATGTCAGGCCACTCATGACACGTTCTCCAATGAAAGAGCATTGCGAATACCGCGCCAGCTAGTATCAACGATTACCTCAGACTCGCCACGGGCATCGATGTACGCCAGCACTGCGTTCCAATGGACATACTCAAGAGTATAGAGCATCGGTGTATCTCTGTCGTGCGCAAAGCGCGTCGCAAACCAGATAGCCTTGCTACGCTCTGTTGTCCAACTCAAGCCGAGAGTACGCTCAGTCCGACGTACCCTCTGTAGAGTTTGAACACACCGCCCACAGCCTTTTCCACCTTACCGTAGGCATCCTTCTCGCGATGATACTTGAATCGCTTCAGGAAGAAGCCGCGATTGATGCCGGGGTTTTCTGCGTCGACCCACACTGCGCGCAGCATGATACGTGCTGTCTCACGCGGTAGATACTGCTCCACCCTTGCAAATGCCTCTGCCCTGTATGGGCGTTCGTGAAGCCAGATGTACTGCTCGTAGTCTTCGTCACGCAGAGCTTCCTCACAGGCTTCCTTCTTTACCTCAAGCGTCTTGTTCATGGTAGCTGCCAATTCTGGCACGTAGATGCCTACCAGCAACGGATGTCTGATGAAGGTGAGTCCACTACGACTGTGCTCAAGCGAGCCCTTCAGTTCCGGATGAAGCTCGACACTCATTTGAATCGCTCCTTGATTTCTACACTGACTGTGTTATCGAACGTAAGGTAGACTACACCCTCGTGATCCACTGTCTGCCCGTAATAGGCATTATAGACAGGCCTGAATGTCTCACCATCAGCGAGACGTACCAGTATCTCGACCTCGTCAGTGAACGGCTGTAACATTCGAAGTAGATCTTCCTTTGTCATTTCGCTCTCCCCGATGTGAGGTGCCTGTACTCGTTGACGACATCGGCCATGTGAAGCTGCTCGATGATGTACTCGAACGGCACATGGAGCTGGTCAGCCACGCGAGCCACGATGTCGTCGAACATCTGACACAGAACGTTCGCGTGATGCGGGCCAGACCACTCACCACCGTCAAAGGCAGCATCAGCTTCTGCGCCACGGAGCTGCTCCATGTACGCATCGTTGCGTTCCAGTACCTTGCGCATGATGCGCGGAACCTGCGGATTGAATGACAAGAAAGAAACAGCCATGATAGTCTCCTTTGAGAGTTGATAAATCAGACGTCGCCGCCAGTCTGAATGAAGCGCTCTGTATACTTGATGGCATCAATAGGACTGCTCTTCCGGAAATACAGAGTGATCCAATGTGTATCGACGACTTCGCCAAAGTCTACTGGCCAGTAGCCACAGTTCGACATCGAACGAAGTAGCGTGGTGCACTCATCAGGGAATGGATCGCCTGGATCTCCCGGCACAAGTTTGACCGGCAGAATGATTACAAGCTCATCGCCGCCGATAAGCGTGCCATTCACCGAACTACACTTAAGGACCGTTCCCTCAGCTACGGCACGCTCCCTGCGCGATTGATTGCGCTTACCCATGATAGTCTCCTTTGAAGATCAGCCAAACAACCAGACAGATAACAAATGCGCACATACCGTGCCGACGACGATACCAATGATGATCGGTACTGCACCACTCAACCACTCACGCCAGTTCATGCCGCCTTCCTTTCAATGAGTACCTGTACCTGCTTGATGGCAGCTTGGGCCATGCGTTCACTGAGTACATCAGCATTGATGACCACCAGAAGTTCTCCTCGCTCCTCGCATTCCTTGATGTATGGGCTAGTGACATGTGAGTTCGTGTACCCCATATGCCCTTGACACACCCTTCCATCGTCATTGCACAGACGTGCCTTGAAGTTGTAGAAGCGATGCCAGCCCATGCAAGACTGCATAGCCAGTCTGTTCAGGTCAAGCGGCATGCTGCTGGACTTGGCAGTGAATGAGGTATGAACAGTGCTGGTAGTGGTGAAGACCTGATCGGCAGATGCCCCGACAGTTATCTCCACCGTGTAACCGGACTTCTGCAGCATGTCACACACTTTGTAGGCAGTAGCGGCACGCCAGATACTGGCCATTGCATCCACACTGCCAAGTCCACCGATGTTGATGTAGACGTGTGCAGCCTTGCGCCTGACCTGATGCAGGTCACGACGAGTGTTGCTCCATGCCCTGTCAAGGTTGCCCTGATAGACAGCATGTATATCAAGGTCACTGCCGTTGTCGGCCCGTACCCTTCTACGCTTGGTAGCTTGAGTGAGCGCTACCGGCAGCGTCTCGGGATTCAACGTGAGATGTGAGGCAGCGTACTTCACTGCACTCAACAGTTCCGGCCAGCCTTCCTTAACCTTCTGCTCGAACTCCTCGCCAGTGCGCACGGCAGGACCGTACCACTCACGACCACGAATTGAGGTCATTGGAATGGCAGTGCGCATCCGCGTTTGATTGATATCATTCTTCGGAGCATCCTTGAGAAGATCCTCGAATGAGGGATAGTGGATAACGTACTCCACTCGATTCGCGTAGGTACGCGACGGATACTTGCGTTCGATCTTCATGCTGTCACCTCATTCCTTGCGAGCATTGGCATAATGAGCGCCATTTCCTCAGCACTCCAGTCAGTGAAGTATGCTTGCTGCCAATCACCCTGCTTCCAGTCTGCCTGTTCAGTCATGTCGGCCAGATCCTTGATGGTGCGGGTTGACATGACGCGTCGCAGCGACTTCACGCGGATAGCCTCGCGCACTTTCCAAGCCCATTCAAGTAGCTTAGGATTGCCGATGGACTCCTCCACTTCCTTGCTGTAGTCCATGGTGATCATGCCAACACGGAACCGGTCGAGCGTGGCTGCGTCCAACTGATTGCGCCCGACATACATGGCATCAGCGCCATGACCATACGTGTTGGCTGCACCAATGGCCACGAAGTCCGGGTGACGCTTGACCAGTGGATTCTTGTACCGTTGCGGCAGGTAGAAACTGTCGTTGGCCAGTGCCTTGTTCAGGAAGGTGAGCAGGTTGGCATCTGCCGCATCCATCTCGTCGAACAGGAACACACCTCCATTCTCATACATCTTGATGAATGGCGATTCAACGTACTCGAACTGCCCAGACTTGCCAACTGGCAGGAGCCATCCAGTGAAAGCCGACTCACTGAGACCAGCAGAGCACGACTGATCGGCGAAGTCAAGCTTGAGGGCCTCGGCCAGTTTCGCTGCGAGGTACGTCTTGCCGCAGCCTGCGGGACCGACGAGCATGATGTTCTTGCGCGCAGCGCCAAGCTGTACCATGCGAGGGAATTCCTTGGGAAGGACTCCCTTGACCACTCTCGTCTTGCCCTTCTCTTTGATGACGAATGGCACTGCCTTTTCGGCCGCCTCACGCAGAGCAGTCTTGGCATCTTGCTTCAGGGTATCCTTGACCTTGTCAAGCGCCTCGAGTAGCCCGCTCATGTTCTTGTTGAACACGACCATGCCGTGCTCGTCGAGCTTGCTGCGACTGGACTCGATGACCTGCCCTACGATATCGTAGAGTTTCTCTTCCTGCGAGCCGACCACATTCTGAACACCGGTCTTGTGCAGGCAGATGGCGTCGTAGCCGCGCTGCGCCAGTTCAACATTCGCTTCGCAGATTTCCTTGAGGAACTTGCGTCGCAGCTCTTCAGACTTGAGCGTGGTCAAGCGATGCCTGACGCCCATGTAGTCCGCAAGCACATAGACCTGCGAATTGTGGAGATCCCCGTAGTTGAGGTCCTTGATGCTGGCCGGAAGGCCGCGTCCTTTCTTTGCAAAGCCCATGATAGTCTCCTGTGAGAGGTTGAATCAGCAACGAATTGAATCAAGCGCGCCTGTCCGTACCTTGTGACAGTCGCCCATGTCTGAAAAGTGGAACTCTACTACCTGCTGAGCGAGCAGATCGTATGCCTTGAAGGTTTCGTCCTCAAGGTCAAACGAGAGAAAGACAAAACGTGTCATTCTGTAGCCGGGATGCTTGAATAGATCACCGATGGTGAATTTCTTCATGATAATCTCCTGTGAGATGCAGTAGCGAAAGACACTCGACATTGAATGCCCTTCGCACTGCACCCTCTGTATATCGAGGGTGAGTGTGTCCAGGTTTCGGCCCGTCAGGGCGGAGTCTTGCTGGACGATGTAGGTACTCTGCTTGCTTGTGCTGAGGTGTATTCAGCCGTTGACACACTAGGTAGGCTATCACGAAGACATGGCCATCATAGGTAAGCTGTCACGAAGACATGGCTATCGGGCGTGGACGTTGCGCAAACTTTCTTTCCCGTTGTAGTGCATTATTCTAAGACGCTGCACCGACGTATCATCTAGTTGCATAGACTAGTGAACTTGCATGCACTGACCTTTACTCGGGCCGTTCGAGGTGCGCTAACTTGGGTTGCATGGGATGCGGTGGAACCTTGAACCGCTTTTTCTAGCTACCGTTTTCCCGGCAGCTCCCATTCCCGCGTTACAGGGTGCCACCCTAGCTAGTGCGCTTTGTCATGCGCCTTTGCCCGCTGCTCTCACCCGGTAGTTGGCTTGCCTTCCTTGGCCTACGTGGTGGCTGGTACGTGCTACCAGCGGCCCTAGTATGGCCTACCCGGCAAGCGGGGGCAATATATAAGGTATAAGGCGCGAGGCCCACAGCGAGCCTAAATGCTTTTGGAATTCAACAACTTAGCCGCGCCCTACCCCAAAACCGGGTAAATGGGCCGCTACCGGGTGCCGGGTAGCCTGCAACGGGCCAGTTTTGCGCAAGAAATTGGTTACTTTTTAACCATCTAATCTTGGTTACTTTTTAACCAATCTTTGGTTACTTTTTGTTCAATCACTCACCGGCACATACAGAGCATGTGTCTTGTCGCTATCAACGAGCTCATATCCATGACGCTCGAACCACGAATGGAGATCACTGAGTGTCATTGAGTACATCTTTCGAAGAACGGCCGATGATACATCAATCACTATGACGGGCTTGTACTCCTTTATCATCTTCCACGCTCCCCTCAGCGTTAGAAGCTCAGTTCCGTCGCCATGAATATGAATTATGTCGCAATGTGCCAACCGAAGCTCATCGAGCTCGATGCCCTCTATATCGCCGTCATCGTCCAGTACCAGATGAGAGATGCCGGATTTCTTCTCTGTCTTCAGAGAGTACTTCCCAGCCATGTCCATCACTGCCCTGCGCCATAGACATACTGTGGTCGCGTAGCTCTTAGGACTCTGCGTCAGCCACAGTGAATAGAGCTTGGTGAATGCTTGGCCATGCTCAAATGAATGAACCTCTCCGAATCTTGACCAGAATTCCCTTGACCACTCACCGTCTCCGGCTCCTATGTCAATAGCGCAATCCCTACCCTTCGTTCGATTGAGCGCCTCCTGGAGAATCCTTATCTCGGACTTTTCCTTTGAAGGGGATGACATTCTGTGGGAGTTCTTGCTTGAAGCGTTTGAGCTTATCAAACCTGCGGAAGTGATCGACCCATTCTGCGTCATTTTTGGTACTCCATTCGTTTGCGTTCAACACTGCATACAGGGTAAGCGTACTGACATTGAGTCCATTTCGTATCTTCAGCCTTCTGTTCGGTACTCCCAGTCGCTTGAACACCACTCCCAGCGCATTCGGTGCCAGACTGGTTCTGGGCAATCTATGCTCTTCGACATATCGCGCCATGATCTGAACGATGCTGTCCATCTCGTACAGTTGAAGGTCAGGCAGCACCCCAGCAACCATAGTGAATGCCTCTGGAGCCTGCTTGAGTTTCGCGGCAAGCTCATCCATCGGATTCCTGCTGATGGCGATCATCTCATTCTTTGCTCTCGTGACTGGAGCATGCCCGTTGGGATTGAATTCAGTGAGATCGACGTGTTTGAGATGATTCAGTATCTGCGCTGCTCCATTCTCTTGGTCCAGCCATTTGTTGTATGCCTTGAAGAACTTCGCGCTCAGTGGGGTATCTGGTGCATTCACACTGAACACGCGCCTGTCTTTCTCGCTGATTGGCAGAGCATCACTGTGATTAGACGTAATGTACAGATTGGCATAGTTGCGCACTGTTCTGCTTGGCTGGTACTTCTCGCTCAGGTTGAGATCTTCATTGGTGATGAATGAATTGAGCCGTCCCATGATGGACGCGCGCAGACTCTTCGAATAATTGACGTAGATCTCATCGATGAACACGAACTGACGTTCTGCAATCCATCCATTGAACGAGCTTTCAATATCAGCGCCGTCTATGCGCCTGTAATTGTGTGGCCCGTACATCTGCTTGACGGGCTTTTCCACCAATGAGTTCTTTCCGATGCCGTGTCCGTATGAGTAGATGAATACAGCTTGCGCCAGCTTGGTCCCTACATGCTGCAATGGATAGGCGAACCACTGCATGAGCCACTTCTTTTCTGCATCGCGCAGATTGGACGTCAGATGATCGAACAACTCAAGCCACAGTACAGGCTCACCTTCTGCGGGCAGCAATTCAGGAGCCTGCCACGTATTCACCACCTCAATTCCCTTGCCCTTCGGCCTGAACCTAGACTTCTTGCCCGGCTCATACACGACACCGTCTACGTCAGTTTCTGGCAGTCTACTCCTCATCCATATGTCAATGGCAGGGACCATCTTCTTTGGATCTTCAGGTGATGGAACTCGGTATCTAGGACCGTACTCATTCAACAACTGAGCTCGCTCTCTGAATTTCTTGGCGATGACCGAGAAGTATTGACCCTGCTCCTTGACGAACACGAGCTCTTCATTCAAGGCCGATAGTGCATCTGCTCTACTGTCACTTCGTCGTGGGAGCTTCTCGAATGCTGCTCTGGCCTCTTTCGCAGACGTGAAGGTCGCCAGGTAATCATCGAGCCCGACCTTGACCTCGCCCTCTGCGCTCTCCAGATACACAAAGCTCACGCTCTTGGGAGCAAGCGTGGCCAGTTCTGCGGACAGTTGATTCATGGCCAGACGAACGTGCTCGTTGTAGCTCAAATCACTGTCATAGCAGATGTCTATTGCAGTGTGCTTCAGGTCAAACAGATTGAATTCTTCAAGGAGGGTGATCCCTCTCTTCTTAGATTTGAAGTTGAACACTCCGGCCAGTGCCACAGTGGGAATTCCAGAAAGACAAGCCTTGATGGCCTTCTTCTCACCTTCTGTGATGCACAGGTACTTGAGCTTGATCTTCCCCGTCTGCTTGTCTATCGGCCAGTCATACAGCGGCGAGAAGTACAGGTGTGGAGCAGTGTTGGCGCGCTGATTGTACTTGAACGTACTCTTCTTGATATCACCTACCTTCCATCGTCCCTTCAGTAGTCTCAGTCTTGCGAAGTTGATCGGCTTCTTGTTGTGATCGAAGAATGGAATCTTGTACGCGCACGCTGTTCCGGCCTTCTTGACACCAAGGAACTCCGCGATCTCCACGGAATTCATTGTCTTCAACTTCAGCTTCTTGGCGTGCTTCCACGGTATTCCACTTCTACGCAGGTCTGCCTTTAGCAGAGCGAGCGGTGATGGCGTTTTCATTTGAGTGACCCGCTCTGATCATTGTGCCGCGTATTCTTTGTCGAAGTTGTCCAGCGCCTCTTCTATGGTGTAGCCGAATCCTGCGATGCCTTCCTGTAGATTCTCACCGCACACTGCGCACCACATATTCCCGTCTCTCTGTACCCGCAGATCATTGGGTCTGTTGGGTACAGGACGAGGCTGGTCTACCCCTTCCAGTCCCTTTGTAGTGTCACCTGCCCACTTGGCGAACGTGTCAATCTTGGTAGCGCGGCGCTCTGCTATGCTTCCCCAGTTCAAATCAAATGCCACAGTTACCACGTACATCGCCGCCAGAACGTCTGCCATTTCCTCCTCCATTCGCTTTGAAAGAGGCCCTCGCCCATCTGGGTGAGTATCGCCATGATAGTACGCCAGTTTCTTTCCACAAACCTGCGTCAGTTCTCCGCACTCTTCAATGAGCTTCACAAGCCCCTTCGCTGTCAATGCCATGATTCAACTCCCTCTGTGTCTACCGTATGTCAGATTGCTTGCCCGTCCACAGTGATATCAATTCGTCGGCTTCTTCCCGGACCAAGATGCATTCACTCCCATCATCGAACGTGGCTACATAGTATGTGAGCTGTCCGCCGCAAATCGCCAGTGACAGTCCCAGCTTGTTCAGTGCGATGAATTCCCTGAGAGCATGTTTCTGCAGCTTCTCACGAAACTCCGTCACTGTGCTCTTTGGCGTCAGATCAATTCTGGGAAGTCTTGGGTCCATGGTATCTCCGAATCCACGAATGTCTACCGGTCGCAGTTCGATGAGTGTACCGTGGCGCTGTCATGGAGACCTGTTCATCCGGGCGAATGAGGACAGGAGGGAGCAAGAAATGACAGAGCCCTCACCGAACTGCGACAGCTAGACACTCGGAAGTCTGCTGACGATGAAAGACACTAAGAAAGATGGAGTCCCTTGATGCGAAGTGAGCGACTGCTGGTACATGGCCCACCTGCACGGGTTACATGCTACACAGGGCAAAAGTGATTACAAGGCTGGCTTAAAAACCGGCCACATACAAAGGCTTAGGCGAATGTGTCGCAAAATACAGTGTAGTCAGTGTAGCCAGTCGCATTTTGAGTGACTGACTACGCGAAAAGTGACTAGTTTTGCAGTCTTTTGGTCTACTTTGTAGTCAGTGTAGTCAGTCATTCGACACAGAAAGTATATATATATCTATTTTATGGAATTATCATGTGCAGTGATATTTCCCAGTTACTTTTTACCCTTTTTGACTGACTACACTGACTACAAAGTGGAGCAAAGAGCCTAAAAACGAGGCCCGGCGATGTAGTCAGTCAACCAAAAAACGACTGACTACACTGACTACACTGACTACATTCACTTTTCGCTTGCAATCCCAATATCTGGCCTGTATATACCGTGCGCATGGGCGGCTGAGCGGATATCACATCTGGTTCCACTCACCATCTTTCGCTTTCACTGCTGGCCTCCCATCACGTCTTTCAGTAGTGACCTCAGTAGATTCAGTTCAAAGCAGGAAACAATCTGTAGTGAAAGAACGACGGTCAAAACGAGAGAAAACGAAATCTCGTGATAGCGACGTCCCTCTTTCATCTAAGACAGACAAATCCGCAGATAAACGCTCACTCCGCGCTCCCAACAAGCCTGGAGCGCTTACCCATAAAAAGCGACGTCACTTCTTGCGACTGCTCAGCAACGGAGTCACCGTGAGGGATGCGGCCAAGAAGATCGGCATCACCTCGGTATCCCTGTACGCTGCACGCAAGCGTGACGAGGATTTCTCGCTCGCATGGGAAGAGGCATATGAACAAGGCACGGACCTCCTCGAGAAAGAGGCTGAGCGTCGTGCAATCAAGGGAGTCAAGGAGCCTGTATTCCACCAAGGCAGAAAGATCGCGACTGTCCGCAAGTATTCGGATGTCTTGCTGATCTTCCTGCTCAAGGGACGTAGACCCGGCAAGTTCCGCGACAACGTCGACATCACGTCTGGTGGAAATCCAATGGACAATGCGCTCAAGCAATTTGCTGAAGTCATTCGTAATGGAGCAGCGAGGTTGAAGGATGAGTAGGCTGGCTGAATTGGCAGGGTATACTCCCGCAACACTGCGCAACAGAGTCGCCATGCGCATAGAAAGGGAGCCAATGCTGCCCGCGCACGTAGCGCGCAGAAACAATGTGGCCCGAAAGAGACCGATGGTCACTAGGGCAGAGCTTCTGTCACTGATCACTACTCACAAGCTTGACTACGACAAGGTCGGTGAGATTCTCAGGATCAAACCCTCTACGGTCAAGTATTACCTGCACATACATGGGATCTCTATTCGCTCGTTGCAGAGAGATCTAGGCATTGTCAAGAAGGACGCGCAACCTGTACCACATCAGCCGATGACTGGGCTACCAATGCGGAACAAGGTCATTCGGTATTTAAATGAACGCCGTGACGGCGAGGTCAAAGAGATTGACTTCAGCGAGGCCGCAATCGGCAAGTTCGGTACTCGGTTCACCAATCATGTATATCACGGGCGGAAGCTCACACTCGAGGACATCTGAAAATGGCAAAGGAAGAAAACACGGCATCGACGAAACTGGCTGACCTCATCGAGAAGGCCGAGGCAGCGGCAGCGCGACTGAACAAGGCAGTACAGGATGCAGCACTCGCTTCGAATGCAGAAGTGGATGCGCGGAATGCACTCAATGCTGCTCAGCAGGCTGTCGATCAGGCAATGAACGAACTGAGGGACAGGTCTCCCTCTGGCACTCACTGGAAGTAACACGGGAGGATTCATGAGCGACGAACAAATCGAAAAGATGGTACAGGAAAAGGGCTTACGGCCCCGCGAGTGACAAAGGCTCGCATTGATTTCTTGGTGGATGGCGCACAGCGACAGTTTCATGTGTTCCCTGGAACGACACTGACTGTTTGTTGCCTCACACTGCCAAATGGATTCTGTGTCACTGGCGAAAGCGCGGCAGCAAGTCCTGAGAATTTCGACCGTGAGATCGGTGAAAGGATTGCGCTTGAGAATGCCAAACATAAGGTCTGGGCACTCGAAGGCTACCTGCTGAAGCAGTCTCTGTACTCGGCGTCGACGAACTGATGACCGCAGCACGCAAGAAAGTCGAGGTCGGGCTATCGGTGCATGACCGCATCATAGCCGAGCCCATCGAATTCTTTGCGAAGGACATCCTTCAACTCAAGCGTTTGAAGGAAGATCTGCCGACAGTCAACTGGGGACTCTCCGATTTCCAAGTGGAGATCGTTGAGTCCCTTTTTGATGTGGCTCGCTTGAAACTTGGCATGCCCACCAAGTTCAATCACACTGGCAAGCCATGGATAACAGTGCGTTCTGGCCACGGTCCCGGTAAGACCTTCAGTGCTGCGCTCGTTGCACATTGCTTCAATGCAGCCTTCCCCGGCCGCATCATGGTGACTGCACCGAAGCTCAAGCAGGTAACGGACCGCATATTCCCTGAGTTCCGCAAGCTTCACATGCGAGCTCAACCTTGGTACAGGGAATTCGTAAAGGTAGAGGCGACACGCGTCACATGGGCAGGTGACCGCGACTGGTGCATGATCGCAGACTCTGCGACAGCCCCAGAAAACATAGCGGGCTCGCATCATATGTATCAGTTGGTGATTGTTGAAGAAGCGACTGGCGTGGACGAAAAGCTATTCCCCGTCATTGAGCAGGCACTCACCACCGGCAAGATCCAAGTGATGCTGATGATTGCCAATCCCACGAAACGACAGGGCACTTTTGCAGACTCTCACCTCAAAGAGAAGCTGCATAAGTATTACTATCGCATCCATGTCAACCCGGAAAACGTGCCGCGCGTGTCCCGTAGTTCCTTGGAGCGCCTCGCTGCCAAGTACGGCAAGGACTCCCCTGTATATAAGGTGCGCGGACAAGGCGAGTTCGCCACTGAGGACGAGCGTCAGTTGATCTCGCTTCAGTGGATCGTGGATGCGCGTAATAGGGATGAGATGAATGATGGCTCACTGCCCATGCTGCGTGTTTCCGTAGACGTCGCAGACGGCGGCGCGGCAGTGAGCTCAGTGGTTGTAGCTCGCCACTACGCGACGCGCGTGACCATGCTCAAACGAAAGAGATATTCTTTCGAGTCAACTACGGGACTTGAGAAGCTGGCTAATGCAGCCGAGGCTATCTTTGTTGAGTATGGAGGGAGGAAGGACAGCTCTGACGACTTTGTCGTTGACGCCAATGGCGTCGGCGCTGGCGTAGCTGGCGAGCTCATTAAGCGTGGATACAATGTAGTGACCTACAAGGGCGGCACGGAAAGCTCCAATCCCAAGCTCTGGAAGAACAAGCGTACTCAGTCATATCTGAATCTGCGCAATTTCTTCCGTGATGGCCTCGTGTCCTTTGATGAGGGATTCATCGATGAGCATGCCATCAATGAAGAGGGAATCTCGGAGTGGGATGACTACGAGGCTCAGTTGTGCGCTGTTCGTACGGTGGATAACAATGAGCGGCTTGAGGAAATAGAAACAAAGAAGGCTCTCGTCGTGCGCGTAGGCATGACACTAGATGACGCCGATGCGACTGCAATGCAGTTCACTGGCGCAGAGCCTTCTATCATACCGAACCCTGAGGGAACACCGAAGGAGTCTGACATGATGGTCGAATACAGCACGATTCTGGAGGGGCTGTTCTAATGGCTGGCACAGTTCCACCGATTGAAGAAGAACCGAAAGAACAACCTCTGGATCAGGTAACTACCTACGATCTGAGCAATCTCACATGGGGATTTGCTGGATACAGGTACAATCCTGATGAGCTGGCATCCCGGCGTGGGCTCAAGATCTACCAGCAGATGCTCACTGATGAGCAGGTCAAGGCTGTCGTAGAGTTCAAGCTCGCTGCTATCTTGTCACGAGGATATCAATTCGTGTTCGACGGCTCGAAGCTCTCGCCCGAAAAGCAGGAGGAGCGCTCGTGTCTATTCCAGCACATACTGCTCAAGATGCGCGGATCCTTCATGGATGCCCTCGAAGGAATTGCCTCTGGCAGAGAATATGGGTTCAGTATCACGGAAAAAGTGTACGGTGAAGTGACGTACGACGGGTCTCCATATGTCGGCATCAATCAACTGCTGACCAGAGACCCGAGTTCATTCCTGTTCAAGACTGATGCCTATGGAAACCTCGTCGAGGTCAAGCAGCAAGTGACGGGGCAGCAGGAAGTGATCATTGACCAGAGTCGAATGATACACTATGTCCATGCGCCCAAGTGGGACGCAATCTACGGCAGAAGTGACCTCCGCGCTGCTCATCGCTCGTGGTATGCGAAGGATAACCTCGTAAAGCTGGAACTAATGTATCTCGAGAAGTTCGGCGGTGGAACTGCTGTAGCCAAGCGCATGACAGATGATGCTCCACGTTCTGGCACTCCTGATCATGTTCAGTTAGAGTTCGCGATCAAGAACATCTCGTCACTGCGCTCCATCGTTCTTCCCAAGGGAGTTGAGCTAGAGATTCTGTACCCGAACGTGACCACTCAGTTCCGTGAGGCAATCACGTACCACGACCTCGCCATTGCGAAGGCTTTGCTGGTTCCTAATTTGCTGGGATTGTCACATACAGGGCAAACAGGCGCGTTCGCTCAGTCGCAGACTCAACTACAGGCTTTCTTTTGGACACTGAACACCGACGCCAATCGCCTCGAAGAGTGCCTCAATGAGCAGCTGTTCAGAGACCTCGGTGATCAGAACTGGGGTGACGGAGACTATCCACGCTTCAAGTTCAAGAAGGCTGATATCGAGCATACCAAGTGGATCGTCGCTACATGGAAGGAGATGCTCAATATCAAGGCTGTTCTTCCCACTGAAGATGATGAGAAGTTCCTTCGTGAGCTCTTGGAGATGCCGGAACGCGATGAAAACAGTGTCATCCTTGAAAACCCTGTTGAGCTGCGCAAGGAAGAGGAAGCCAAGAAGGCTCAAGCTGATGCACTCGCTGCGCAGCAAGCTCAACAGCAAGGGCAGCAGGATGCAGTGAAGAAGGAGCTCGCCGATCAAAAGGCAGCGAGCGATGCGGCGCAGCAGGATGTCAAGAAGTTGCAGAGTGACCTAGCTGCACTGAAGGTCGAGTCTACTAAGGTTCAACCGATCACAGTTGATATAGTCAGGGCAGAAATGGAGGCCGCGCTTAGGAAGTTTGGTTACAATCCCGATCAACCACGTGATGGTCACGGTAGGTTCGGCGAGGGTGGAGGCAGTGATTCAGGTAAGGACCACGAAACTGAGTTGTATGAAAAGACCGGGGTAAGACTTCGCATCTCTACTGTAAAGACGGACAAGGACCGGGTAGAGGCTGTTTCAAAGGCTACGATGGAGGTCGTTTCATCATTAGCAGAAAATCCCGCCATTGGTACGGTTCTTCGTAGAGACGGAGTGACCATAGAGATAGTCGATGGAAAGACTATCATGAATGAAGCACATGGTACTCAATCATTTGCCTCGTACAATGAAGCCACTGGAACTATCAAAGTTGCTGCTGGATTGAATTTATCCGGCACCGCAGCGACTCCAAGTATTGGAAAGTTTAATGTGGGTACAGATTTCCGTACAGTATTGGCCCACGAGATAGGACACGCAGTGAGCCGTCGTATAGCTGTAGACGCACTCAAAGCTGATCCAAATGCCCTCGTTGGCGCTGCACTGTATAAGTCACTTGGGTCATCCCGAATTGAAAAGGGAGTCAGTGGATACGCAGCAAAGAATGCTAGAGAATTCATGGCGGAAGCATTCGCCGCGTACACACACCCTGGATACTCATCTTCAAAAGGTTTGCCAAAAGAAGTAGAGCATGTATTTGAACTCGCTGGAGTTGGCGCTGGGACACGTAAGTTTGACACAGAAGTAGTCCCGCACGGCAAGCTCTATGGAGTCCCGCTCACTACGTTTCAGCGCGCTACGATGCGAGTCAACTTCCAGACCATCGAGCAGAAGACGAATACCTTCGCTGACTCTGCCGTGCGCAACCTCGCTGCCATAGTGGCGAAGGCCGCACGCAGAGCGCTTGGAGACGATGAAAACATGAAGAGTCTGTTGGACGATGACCCCTCGGATGTCGCGGCAATAGACGTAGGGCAGGCAGACAAGAGCAAGTTGCGAGCGACATACCGTGATCTACTGAACCAGTCGTGGAAGCTTGGAGCCAATCTCGCGAACAACGAACTGGCCCGTGCACGAGGCAGTGAGTTCGTCAATGCCACGGCCAAGTTCGCAAGTCTGTTGGACAAGGCATCGCAGTACTTTGATACCCAAGCGTTCCGCATGGCAGGCGACACCTCTGATCAGGTGCGCAAGACCATTCAGCAGGAACTTCAGAATGGCATCAAACAGGGCAAGCCACTCACGGATGTTCGCGTCAACATATGGAACAGGCTCGTTACCAAGGGCATGACATCGCAGTCTGCCGTCAAAGATGTAGAGGATGACGATGCGGTGAATGAGGCACTAGACCTGCTCTGGGCAGATAGCGAAGCCGGAGCAGTGGCTTACTTGAATACTCTTGTTCGCACCAATACTTTCGAGGCGCTCAATGAAGCGAGGTATGCGCAGTTCACTGATCCTGAGCTTGGTGACTTTGTGGTTGCCTTACGCTATGCCGCAGTCCTCGATAGCTCAACGACCAACATCTGTGAAGAGATGGATGGAAAAGAGTTCACCACGGACAACCCCATCTGGGATGAGTACCGACCACCGAATCATTTCAACTGCCGCAGCATCCTTGTGCCAATCACGGCGGTGGATGGTTGGGATGGCAAAGAGTCACCGGAACCGAGCCTCTCGCCGCAGGAGGGATTCAAATGAATCGTAGGCAAGTACTGAAGTGGGCAGTTGCCGGCATCGTAGTCGCCGCGTCTGTTCCATATGTAGTGTATGGAAATGATCCGTACCTTGAGCTCGTTGATGCCAAGGGAAAGGTCGTTGCGCGAGTGTATGCGCGTGACCCATCAGTGTATGCGGACCTGAGTGATGCACTCCATGGAACTGAATCAACGCACCTTGAGTTCATTTTCGAGTACGAAAACACGAATGGCAATCCTGTCAATCTGCGAAAGGCGGTATGGCGCAATTTGCCACATGATCTGGCCAAAGCACTGAAGCCGGAGCACGAGCTTGACACGCGTGGCCTCGTACTGTACCTCTATGACAGGCTTCATCTGACGATACCTGTTGACGTAAGGAGCACGATTGTATGAGCAGGACACTGGTAAGCGGAGCTCCCGTGCCTGAAGACGGCAGTCACCGCGAGCTCAAGGAAAATGGGCAACAGAAAGACTATGTCGTGTTGTCTGCCGAGGAACGTGCGAAAGGATTTGTCAAGCCACTCCGCATGTCTTACAAACATGCATGTGGAACAGTGACCACAATGAACATTGCCATTGCAGAGACATACGCGCGCGACCCTCATTTCTACAGCGGTACGTTCTGCGCTCGATGCAAACGGCATCTTCCCTTGAAAGAATTCACATGGGTTCCGGACGGAGAATCTATGGATCCCGCACTACAGACGGTGAAGTCATGAGTCAACCATTCATTGCACGCGTTCAGCAGCTGATACAGCAGCGCACAGATATGGAGATCGTGCAGACTGCCATTGATGTGATACAGAAGAACGCACTCAAGTCTACGGCAGCTACACTCACACTCGATGAAGTGGCATGGCTGGCGGCATTCATTGGCAAGGCAAGTTCTGGGGCGCGAGATGCAATGATGAAACGTGACGTGGCGGTTGATGAGAATGGAACACGTGTAATCAACATCACGGCTGATGATAGCGTGAAAGCAGCAGATGGAGCAGGCTAATGGCCAAACAAATCAAAGGCGCTGAGATATTCAGTATCGGAACATGGAATGGACTCACCTTCACCGGTGAAGATATCGACAGCATGGTTTCGAGCTTCGATGCTCTTAGTCTAGCTGGCCGCATTCCACTCAAGCTGTCACATGACGGCCCTGATGAACGCTTTGACCCGTTGACCAAGCTGTCAATGGGATGGGTGCAAAGAGTTTGGCGCGAAGGAACGCGCCTCATGGCGGACATGGAAGTTCCAGACGGAGTCGCAAAACTTATCAAGGAAGGATTCTTGAAGTTCGTTTCTGTTGAGCTACTCAAGGATGTTCAGGCGAGCACGCGGATTATCCCGTGGGTCCTGGATGCAGTAGCTCTGCTGGGGTCCGAGCAACCTGCCCTCGGTGTCCTCAGGGACCTTACATCGATCGACATGTCTCGAAGAACTGCATTCCAGTTCCGTGAGCGTGCGACGTTCAGGCGGGAAGTGTCATTTGATGGAGATCGTAAGCATATGGCAGACGATATTGACAAGACAGGGCAGGAGCGCATCAAGGAGCTGGAGAAGCAGCTCGATGAGGCTCGTGTCAAGGCCGCTGAGCGTGACGTGTTCGAACGGAAGGCCAAGGATCTGGAAGAGAAGAGCAAAAACGAAAAGGTTTCTGCTCATCGCGCCAAGATCAAGGAGAAGTTCGATACGGCCGTCACGGAGAAGCGTATTCAGCCGAAGATCCGTGAGCGGTTCTACTCGCGGTTCGAAATCGACAGTGACGATGTACTCAAGATCGGGCTCGATACGGTCGATGAGTACATTGCGGAGAACCCGAATCCGCTGGCACCGCGCGTGAATACGTTCGGTTCCAACGGTGACACGGTTGCCGTCGGTGCTACGGCAGATGCCGAGGCACTGAACAAGGCGCGCGAGCTGGTCCGGGCCAATGGTGGCAACGTCAATGATCCGGAAGCGCTCATTCGTGCCGGTATCCAGCTCTTCCAGAGGGACCGAAACCTCGCGGAACGCTACCGCAACCTCCCGGCGGACTTTGCCGCTGGCTCACTGGATCGATAGGAGGTCCACGAGATGTCTACCGAAGGAAAGTATGACGTTATCAACGTCCTCGCCGCACAGGACCTGACTGTCGCGGATGCTATCTATCACGCCGTCACGTTCGGTGGTACGATTGCCCCGAACACGTCGCGTGTCGCTGGCGTTCTGCGGTCGAAGGCGAAGAGCGGTGAGCAGGCTTCAGTGGTCTATCAAGGCTTCACCAAGGTGATGGTCGGTGCTGCGGTCAGCACGCTCGGCTATCCGCTGACGGTGACAGCCTCTGGCTGGTTCATTGCGGCGAGCTCTGGTGGTGCTACGGTCGGTCGTGCTCTTGCCACTGCGGCATCGGGCGACCTGATCCCGGCATTCGTGGACTTCATGACCATTCCGGCTTGGCCCGGCGTTTAAGGAGGCGACTGAAATATGGGTACTTCAACAGGTCGCGATCTCCATATCGACGGGTATCTGTCGGAGATCGCTTTGAACTATCGCCCTCAGGGCATGATCGGTGACATGATTGCTCCGATCGTGAACGTGGACAAAGAAACGAACGTCTACCCGATCTTCAATCGTGGTGAAGCGTTCGCTATCGAAGACACGTCGCGGTCTCGCAGTCAGGAAGCAAGGCGCGTCACGCGCTCTGTTTCCAGCGCGAGCTACGTCGCCAAGAACTACGCTCTGGCGTACGACTTGCCGATTGAAGATCGTGCCAACATGGACGCTGCTCTGCAGTTCGAATTGGAAGCTGGCGCTGGCCGGTATCTGCAGGACAAGCTGTTCCTTGATTGGGACCGTCGTGTCCTTTCTCTGGTTGGATCTGCCTCGAACGTCGCTACCGGGTTCCTCACTGGTAGTTCGTGGACGGCGGCTTCCAATCCTGGTGACCCGATCAGCATGATCTGGAAGGCAATGGAGCAGCAGCAGTCGCTGACCGCTCAGAAGCCGAACAGTCTGTTGTTCGGTTGGCGCGCATGGAATGCGTTCCGTCGTAACGTGAACGCTCGTAACTTCGTTACTGGCACGAACAACGGCGGCGGCGCAGTCACGCGTCAGAATGCACAGGCCGCGTTCGAAGTGGACCGACTGATTGTCGCGGGTGCATTCTACAACACGACGAACGAAGCGCAGGCTGCGGCACTCAGCAACAATCCGCTCCATGATGCGGTTCTGCTGTACTACGCTCCCCTGTCTCCGAGCCGTGAAACCCCGAGCTTCATGTACAGCTTCCGCTGGACGAATCCGCTGCTCGGTGTCCCGATGGCTGTCACTCGCTACCCGTACGACGCTCGTCGTCAGGTGGAAGGTGTGCAGGTTCAGTACTATCAGGACGAGAAGATCACTGGGTCTGAATATGGCGCGCTTCTGCTCGGCGTCGGCTCGGCTCAGGCGAACGGCCTCACCTGATCTGTCGAGGGTGTTGATGCCATGACGTTGACGGCGTTCACGATAGTTGGTTCCCCGCTTGCTGGCGTGGACGCCGTCCTTTTTTTGAGTAACATAGGAGGCTGAGATGAGTACCGTGAAAAAGAAGGTAGTGAAGGAGAAGTTGGTCAAGATGCCGGACTGGTTGAATGGGATCAAGCTGGTCGGTGACGTACTCGTCATTCCGACAAGTGTATTTGATGTCAGGAAGGTGACATCACAGGATGCAGTGAGTCAGAGCACTGTGTCTGTGCATTTCGAGGTGACCAAGAAGCCCACCCTCATTACAGGAGTGGCAAGCGGGTCTATATCACCAGAAGAAATGCGCAGGTTCGCCAGCATGCTTCCCAATACTTACGCATCTCGGCCCTTTGGTCTCTGATAAGGAGAAATACAATGGAAATCGTCATTCACAGTCTTGGCATGCCCTTCAATGGGGAAACGATCGCGAAGCGCTCGCTCGGTGGATCTGAGTCTGCGGCATACTATCAGGCGGTAGAGTTGGCAAAGCGAGGGCATCGTGTCACCGTATTCAGCACAATTTCTCTGCAGGAACAGGGAGAATGGGACGGTGTTCGGTATTGCAGTGCCGGAGAAGTGACACAAGAGGCTCCGCTGGGGTCTTTGTTCACGTTCTATGCGCAGCATACTCCGCATGACGTGCTCATCATTCAGCGTCACCCAATGGCTTTCCATTGGCGCTGGAACAGTAAGATCAACATCCTTCAATTGCATGATCTCGCATTATTCCGTAGTGCGGGAATGGTAAATCATGGAATGTGGCAGGTTGACTACGTCACGTGCGTGAGCGAATGGCACAAGAAACAGGTATCTGAGGTTTACGGACTTGATCCAGACTTCGTGTCTGTGGTTCCTAATGGTGTAGACCCAGCACTGTACGTGGCCGAAGCAGATTGGAGTGGTAAGGAAAATCTGTGGGAAAACATTCAACGTGCCGCAGAGTCTGGTGAAACATTCAATATGTTGTACCAGTCACGCCCCGAACGTGGATTGGAACACCTATTGCGTCCAGGTGGCATCATGGATCGTCTGAAGGATACCAAAGCGACTCTATGGTATTGCGGGTATGATAATACCGTACCGCAGATGGTTAACTTCTATGATCAATTGAACTCGTGGGGTGAGGCACTACCGAATGTAGTGAACATTGGAGCACTGACCAAGGCGCAACTGGCTTCCGTACAGAAAGTCAGTGACTTGCTTATCTACCCAACAGAATTCGAAGAAGTTTCGTGCATCACGGCGATGGAGGCCATGCATGCCGGACTTCCACTGCTGACCAGTGAGTGTGCGGCCCTTCCGGAAACTTGCAAAGATAGCGGAACGTTTCTGATCCCACTCAAGGATGGACAGGCAGATGAGGACGGATTTGTCAGTGCTGTGCGCGGATTTCTGAGTGGCGCAGGGCCAAAAGACAGCAAGGAAAAGCAACTTGAAGCGGCCAAGACGCGCACGTGGGTGAATGCAGTTGATGTGTTGGAATCAGCTATCGAGGCAGCATTCAATCGTCGTCGAGGATCGGCGGCGCGTGATCTACGTCACATGATTGACCACAGTGACGCGATGCTGGCGCAGGACCGAGAAATGGTGTATGCACCGTCCGAACCAAATGCCATCGCAGATGCGGCAAGAAATGAACTTGTAACCAAGTATGCATTCGCAAATTCAACGGAAGCATACAAGGAACACTATGACAAACATCAGTCTAGGTACTACGATGATCACGAGGACAAGGTCATTGGTGAGGATGTTACTGGTAGCACTCGTTTCAGGGGCGTCGCTGGGCTGATTGCCAATGAAGCAGCTAAGAAGCCGTCATTCAGGATGCTAGATTACGGATGTGCACATGGTCACTACCTGATTCCCATCGCCAAGGCTTATCCAGGATCTCGATTCACTGGTATTGATATCAGTGAACGGGCAATAGCAGCAGCTACGAAGTGGATGGTCCGTGACAATGTTTCTAATGTCCAGCTCTATCAGGGTAATCAGGATCTACTACGGGACCTTAACCGCCTGTGTCCATTCAAGTTACCCGCTCTTGGTGAGGATGCGTGGAATGTTGATCCGACCACTGGCAATGCTGTTCGAAATGTATTGAACAGGGAATCTCAGCGTGATCTGTTCGATATCATTCTTGCGGGAGAAGTCCTAGAGCATGTCGCTGACCCGTTCATGCTGCTCAGTGCGCTTCGTGATCTGTTGAAGCCTGATGGTCTCTTGATCATCACTACTCCTACAGGAAAGTGGGAATGGACAGGGCGTAGCGAGTTCCGTAAGGCTAGAGAGCATCTGTGGCATTTCGAAAAACAGGATATCCGAGACATCTGTGGCAAGAATGATGTTCAGATTCTTTGTGCCCCGGCTTCTCACGATATAACCGGTGAGGCCCTCGGATCGTGGGTCTGGGGAGTTCGACCGGTCTATCCGTTTGGTGGCATTGACATGAGGCGCAAGTTTGAACAGCTCGCCCCTCGTGAAACAGTTTCGGCATGTTTGATTGTCAAGGACGGTGAGTCGACACTTCGCAAGTGTCTGCTATCGTTCATTGATTATGTCGATGAAATCATTGTGGCCATTGACCCAGATACGAAGGACAATACCAATGGCGTTCTACAAGAAATCATCAAAGAGTACCCGCTAGTGCCCATCAAGTCATTGTCGGGAGTGGTAGCAATGCGTGAAGGATTCGCGGCAGCACGGAATCTTACTCTCGATCACGCATGTGGCGATTGGGTATTGTGGGTAGACGCAGACGAAGAAATCTCACAGCCTTGGGAAATGTGGAAGTATCTGCGTCCTAGCCAGCATCGCGCGTTTGGATTCAAGCAAATTCACTATTCTGCTCGCCCTGCGCAGGTACTGACGGAAGACTTGCCGTGCCGACTCATTCGCCGTCGTGATTCTATTCGCTTTCATGGGTTTGTCCATGAACATCCAGAGGAAAAGCAGGGTGAGGCAATCAAGTATTCCACCATTCGCGACGACATGCAGTTCTTGCACGGTGGATACGTGGACGAGGCCACTCGCCGCGCACGGTTCCGAAGAAACTTACCTCTCCTCATGCGCGACATCAAAGAGAATCCTGACCGCAAGATCAACAAGTTCTTGTATCTTCGTGACATAGCACAGAGTCTCGCGTTTGAACACGAGCAAACAGGTGGTGTCGTTCTTGAGACACAACCTGAGCGAGCAAAAAAGGGCACCGAAATCTGGGAGAAGATGCTAGAGGATGAGAACAGTCCCACCAGAATGCTGATTGATTCGCTTCAGTATTACTCTTTGTGTGTAGAGGTGCTAAGTGGTGGAGGAGGCATCGAAGCTGAGATATCACTTGGTTGTGCTGTTCAGGGAATCCCAAGTCTGGCTGCTCGCGTACAGGCAAAGGGAAGGTTCCTTACGCGAGATCATTTTTTCCGTCTGAGTAATCGTATTCAACAGGAGGCTACTAAGCACTATGAGTCAAGGTATCTTTAATAAGCTTCGTAAGGCAGCTGCTGAGGCACTCAGGGGCAAGGAGCCTGCTGAGTCTTCGATCCCGGTAATCGGGTTGTGGGACGTCGAGGTATTCCGTGAAGACGGTACCATTGAACGAAAGCAACTCAAGAATACCGTGACTGTCGTTGGACTGAACCGCATTGCTAATCGTGCGGTGCAGGGTACTGGTACGTCGCCGTTCTACGTGCTCGCTATTGGCACGGCGACGGCCGCCCCTGCACTCACTGATTCACAGTCGAGCCTCGGCGAGGTTTCTCGTAAGTCTTCGACAGTGACGGGCGCTAGCGCACAGTCTCGTGAGTGGATTTTCCTCGTGGCTACATGGGGCGGGTCCGCCGATGGTATCACTTCTGTAGCACTGGCATCTGCCGGTCTTTCCGACAATCCAAGTTCACTGGCTACGTCTGTGCTCGCTAATCGCGTGAACGGCCTCGGTGTAACGCTGGCAAACAGTGACCTTCTTTCACTCACATGCCGAATTCGTGTTGGTTCGCACGATACGGCACACACTACCTAACGGAGGAACAGTGTTTACTCTTCGTCATATTCATCAGGTCGAGATTACGTCGCGGTGCAATTTGCGATGCAAATACTGTGTCCATCCAAAGATGGTGCGGCCTAAGCAAGACATGAGCGAAGAGCACTTCTTATTGTCTTTGAAGTGGGCTCGGTTCTTTATGGATAGAGGAGGCCACCGAGAGCTGAATTTAGCTGGCATCGGAGAGTCGACGATGCACCCTGACTTTGTTCGCTGGTTATTCTTAGCACGAGAGCAGCTAGGAGATGACGTGAAGCTGGTACTGGCTACTAATGGGCTTCTGGTCACGGATGAACTTGCTAGGGCGATAGCTCCTGCAAGACCTCACGTCTACGTCTCACTGCATCGCCCTGAGAAAGCAGGCCCCGCCGTGGCGGCTCTAGACAGAGTTGGAATATTAGCTGGAGTATCCAATGATCCGTCTATTGCCGCCACGGATTGGGCTGGTCAAGTCTCATATGCTGGTCTAATGACTCTACCGGGCAGACCTTGTCCGTGGGTGACGAATGGATGGGGGATTGTATTATCTGATGGAAGGCTGACTCGCTGTTCTTTTGACGGTATTGGAGTAGGTGTGATCGGCACCATTGAGGATGATCTTGAGGAGCTGAGTACCGCTCCATACGAACTTTGCAAGACATGCGATCAGAACGTCGGAGTTCCAGGTTTCTTTCAGCAACGTATTCACGGGGAGGAGAAAATCAATGCTGCGTAATCTTTTGGTGTCAATGATGCTACTTCTTTGTGGAGTAGCACATGCTGGTGTAGCGAACATCTCATGGACCAATGCCACGACGAATACGGATGGTTCGCCTATCCCAACTACCTGCACGACATCGCCGTGTGGAAAGCTCGTACAGTCTGTTGTTGAGTATGGTACGTGCAATGGGACCAATGTGTTCGGTACTAAACAAGGTGAGATCACAGTGACGGCACCTGCGAACACTACTCCTGTCAATATGGTCGTAGTGCAGATGTACTGCTTCCGTGTATTTCATCGCAATGACTATACAGTAGCATCTGATATGTCGAACGTCGGTAGCAAGGACAATGTGCCGCCGAAACCGAATGCTCCTGGTGTGATGACCATTTCAGGTCTTACAGTGTTTCAAGTGATTGGATCACCTAACAAGTTCGCACTGATTCCAGTAGGAACTGCCCCGCCAGATACGAAATGCGACGCAACTCAGTCCGTCAACGGTCGCTATGCCGTTCCTCGTGAATCAGTGTCTTGGTTTGGATCGGTACGACCGCAGGTGGTGGTCGCTGAATGTGGCTGAAAAAGCTGTGGTGGCTCCTGCTAGAGCTGCTTGGCAAAGATGGTCCTGGTACTCCTGAAAACTTTGAGGTGACGAAATGAGATTCAATTGGAAAATGCCTACGACGCGCGAGAGTGGTCGCCCGCAACGTATTGAAGATCTTGCCGGATACGATCTTCGAATGAAGGTAGAGGGCGCACCAGATTTCGTGTCCGTGTACGAGCCCGGTCCGGCAGACACGACATGCGTGCTTGATATCACGGATGTTGGCACGTACGAGTTTGAGCTCTATGCTGTCGGAAAGAACGGTAAGACAAGTCTTGCCCCCGCGCGTGCCAGCTTCGTTATCCCCGATGTCTCTGCTCCTGGTACGCCCGGTGAATTCTTAGTGACGCTGGTTTGATTAAGTTCATCAAGTCATGAAGGGAACTGGATAACTAATGGCCTTCCGTGATTCAGTCGTAACGTCTGGAACCACCGGGGGAAGCCCGTCTGACGTGGCTGTCACTACTCCGACCATCGTCGCTGGTGACAGGCTCTACTGTTTCATTTGCGCTGACTCCCCTTCGGCAACGATTGATGACGTTCCTTCTGGATGGACGTTAATCGACTCCGCTCAAGGGGCCTCTCCTGACGGCCATCTGTACGCGCTATACGAGAAGCTCGTGGCGAGTGGGTCGGAAGGCGCGTCGCAGACATGGAGCTTCGATAGTTCGAGTGTTAGGTGGATGGCGATTATGGCTTCGTGGTCAGGACGCCACGCAACCAACGCGCCTTCCTTCGCTACCGAAACGTACAACACGTCGTCGAATACGTCGCCTATTTCCCTGTCCGGGTCTAGTGGAACCGCTGCAGCGGGCGATGACATCGCGCTTTTTATCGGCTACGACCAGACAGTCTCGACTGCTACTTGGACAACGGCAAGCTATTCGAGCAGCCTGACAGAGCAAGAAGATAGCAACCCGATTATATGGCTTTCTGCGGCGCTCGCTACTCGCGATAGCGTCGGTGCTGGCGCGTTTGGCACAATAACAGCGACCGGCACCCGATCAGGAAGCGGTAATGCGGGCTATCTGATGTATGCGCTTGCCATTCCGGCAGCCCCGGGCGGCGGAAGTGACGGCGATACTGCCACGGTTGAAAAGTATAAACTGAGGATCGCAGCATGAGCAGAAACGTAGTAGACTCAGATACGTTCACTAGTTCAATTGACGCGAGCTGGGACAATGGTGTTGGCGGTACGCATCTTGGCGTTTGGGTGACAGGTGGGTACGTGCGCCCGAACTCGACTAGTGAAGCCGGGTACTTGATGCGCAATACTGGCACGTACGGCGCAGACCAGTACAGCCGTGTGACGCTGCAGACGCTGGCCTCTGGGGCCAATGAGCTTCATGCAGGAGTGTACAGCAACACTACCGACTATCAGAAGTACGATGCGTTCTTAATTGGCAATCCTGCTGACGTGAAGTACGGCATTTTCAAGGCCGCTGCCGGTGGAAGCGGTAACATGCTGATACAGTCAGACGGAACGAATGGAACGAGCGACATCCCCGGTGAGGCCGGTACTGCCGGTTGGATTCTGACACTGGAAGTGTGGGACAATGGCGACGGTACGCGAACGTTGAAGTTGTACACCGATGAGGGCAGTGGCGATGTGCTTCGCTTGCAAGTCGTTGATAATGGTACCATTGGTGGTGCGGTCATTACTTCTGGCCGTCCCATGTGTGGCGTTTACGCTCCAGGATCCGTTTCCAATGCGCAACTTTCGGCATGGGAAGGAGGCAATTTGACCACAGACCAAGGAGGCACAGTGGAGAAGTATCGCGTTACGAGGATCAAGGCATGACCAAGCTTCGCGTCATTCGTCGCGGTTCAAGTAACGTGTATATCCCTCCAACGGGAGGAACGGTTACGCGGCTGTTCACCGACGATTGCAGCGGCACGGACCCTGCAACGCTGTGGACTATTTCCGACGATCTTGGTAGCGGGTTGGATGCTCCGGGCGGCGAGTACGTACCCTACGCCGGGCAGGACTGGCATCTGATCGATCTGCACTACACGCAGATGGGCGTGAGCTTCCGCAACGAAGTGACGACGAAGTCGCAGGGGGCATGGAATGGTAGGACTGCATTTGACACAGAGTATTGGTACCGTCTCAGCATTAGACTACCTGGTCCAAGTGACCCGAATGGATACCCGGAGTGGATTACCAGCTATCCAGATGCGTATTACGAAATTTTGACGCAGTGGCACGACAGTGCCCCGCGTACTGCGGGATATAGTGCCAACCCGATTGCCACGCTATCTGTCGATTCACCAGCCGGTGCTTCTGCGCGGTGGAAGTTTCTAGCTCGCGGATATGGTGGTGGTGCTGGTGGACCAAGTGGGTTCAGCACGACTGGCAGCGTTGATCTTGGAGCATGGGCCGACGACCTCGGCACGGAAGTGGTCTTTGTATTCCGTTTTCGCTATGCATGGGCCACACAGACTGGGTTCGTCGAGGTGTGGAAGAATGGTGTCAAGATGGTATCCCAGTTTGATATGTATCTCGCTTACTATCAAGCTGATGGATGGGCTCCGTATTGGAAAGCTGGCATTTACCATGGATGGGCAAACAGCCAGTCCGGTGCTCCGACTCCTCTTGGTCCTACGCGTCGTACGCATTTGAAGCGAGACTATCGTATGTGCACGGTAGCGGGTAATCCTGCTGTCCCCGTTGGAACTGACAATACCGGCTATCTGGATATGACAACATGACTAGCTATGTTGGAGCAGGCTTTGGCGTCACTACGGCTGTGCTACCAGCACACCAAGTGGATGACTTGATGCTCGCGTTCGCATACCGAGATGGCAGCAACACGCCACCTGGATTGTCTCCGGATGGATGGACTTCTGTAGTTAATTCAGGGGCTAACACTAATTCAATTAGACTAGGCTGGCTCAGGGCTAGCACGACTGGACATATAAGTGGAGTGTGGTCAAACGCTACGACACTGATTGTCAATGTGTATCGCCCGAATTCTGGATATCTACTCCGAGTAGGTAACTTCATAGTCAATGGTGGCGCGTCTAGTGCTGCCGTGTATCCGACGTTATCATTGCTAGATGTGAACAGCAAGTCATGGGTCGTGGCTTTCGCAGGGCATAGAAGTACAAATACTAATTTGCAGAATGCTCCAACAAGCATGACCATGCGGGCTAGTTCGGTAGATGCCACTGACGAGGGAGCTAGCTTTGACACTAATGGTGCAATGACCGCATGGAATGTGAGCAGCGTTGCGCTTGGTGGCACCGCATCAGGTTGGCGAGCCGTTGTACAAGAGATAGTAGAGTACCCTGTGAAGGTAGCTCAGGTGGAGAGCACCATCGTTCCAACCGAGCCCGGATTCACCGTCATTAATGTTGATGTAGTCAGGACGACTAATGTCCCCAGTGTGGAAGATGCGATAGCAAAGATTGGAAGATGGATTCACAATGTAGACAGCACAATAGTTGTAACTGAAGCGTCAGTAGAGAGCACTACTGATACGACTGCTACTACAGTAGATGCCATTTCTACGGATGATAACTATGTGAAGCTGCTTTCTAAGCTTCTAGCGGACGCTACTGTCATAATAGATGAGGTTTCGTCATCGTACATACCGGGTGGTGGCGGTGGGCCTACGGTTTCTGTACTTACAGATTTAGTCAGTATCGTAGATGAAGCATTGAGCATAGCTAGATATCTGCGCATAACTCAGGACTTGTTGACCCTAGACACTCCTGTCTTAGAAACAGACACTAGTCTGGTTGCTGTAGCTACTGATATTAGTGATGTCACTGATACTGTAACTAAGTGGCAAATTAGGCTTCTGCAGAGCGCTGCCGTTCTAGTCGATGCACTGTCTTCAGTTCTTACTGGCAGTGGTACCGTCCAGACTAAAGTTCTGGAAAGTGCGCTGGATGTGATAGATGTCTTAGTGAAGTCACTTAGGGCATTGCGAGAGGAATCTATATCTGCAGTTTCAGAGGGACCACTCGAAAGGGTGTTTGACTACACTCAAGAGAGCAGTGTGGTATTAGACACTCCATCACTAGAGAGCTTCAGTTTCTTGGAGGCTAGGGCCTCGTCATCACCTGAAGTCAATGATGGCACAGTCAGCTTTGTGAGGTATGCGCGTGTTGCAGAGAGTTTATCTGTACTGATTGATTCGTTATCATCTTCTTTGCAACAGTCTGGAACTGTCAATACATCTGTTCTGTCATCTACTGTGACAGTAATAGACCAACTTCTTAGAAGTTTGATGGATGTTCGAGAGGTAACTTCGGAGTTGGTGCTATCTGATTCGTCAGTCATGTGGTCTACGCTGAATAGGTTAGCTGAGTCACTGGTAGTCTTGATCGATGAGGTAGTAAGTAGCACTATAGTTAGTGGAGGACTGTACGTCAAGACTCTTGAAGATATGATAACAGTGGTGTCTCAGATAAACAAGATTCTAATCCTGCTGAGAGACGACAGTTCGCCTGTGACAGATAGCCCATTGATAAAGGCTCTGAGCATAGTCTCACAGAGTACAGTCGATGCAGTATCTGAGGCAGTGACACGGCTAAGGTTCACACGCCTGTTGACCGATGAGTTAACTGCGTTCGATGATCTGGTTTACTACACACTAGGAATTCAGGTAAGAACTCTTACCAGTGCCATCACGGTGTATGATGAGTTGGTGCAGGCTCTTTCGGCAGCTCGGCTATCTAGTGATGGCCTTCTGATAGTAGACTCTTTGTCTGGTCCACTACTTCGTGGTCGCATAATGGCTGACGACGTAATCGCATTCGATGCAGTGGTCACGACAGTGCTGCGTCAGTATGCATTCACGTCTGAGAGTCAGGTGACGCTGGACGACTCTGTTGTATCAATTCTTCGTGTTCGTAGAATACTTGATTCCATAGCTCTAACGGTAGATGACATCGTTTCAAATGTGTACCAGTTCTTTCTCACATATGGTGTCACCGTACCGAAGATATCGTTGTCTGTAGATACCATCAAGCTGCGCATGTTGCCAGCTGCAATACTAGGAATGCGCAGTGACACCATTCGACTCAGTGTAGGAGCCTAGCATGAGGATAGAAGTACATGAGCGGATCGCAGGCACTACGATTGTGCCGACATGGGTTAATTCTGGCCCTGATCCGTCCTTCATAACCAGCATATTGCGTACCGGCAGTGAGACTGTCGTCAGTACCGCCACTCCCGTTAGCAGTGGACCCAGCAACTACTTTGCCATCCACGCACTTCCCACGACACCGAATGTGTGGTACGTGAATGAGTGGATTGCTTACATCTCAGCCAGTACGTACGTCTCTAGACAATATGTCAAGGCAGTAAAGCCGGAGGTCTACTGATATGGGCGCGTATACGAATTGGGGATTGGTGGCTGGTAGATATCCTACCGTGGCTACCTCTAGGACAGAGGCCGATGCTGAGGACAATTTCATTGCAGGAGCCGAGGGAGAAATCAATTCAAGGTTGGCTACGAAGTACACTACTCCGTTCTCAACTGTTCCCGCTCTAATAACTGATTTGGCAACAGATCTGACGTACGTCAAATTGCGTCACTACACCAAGGATGTCAAGGGTGTCGCGGACCACATAGAATCTATCTTCAAGGGGCTCCTTGATGGTACAATAACCCTGACTGAAGGTGAGTCATCCGGAGGCAACGAGGCTTATATCAATGAGACCTACCATTCTGCCTTTGGGCTTGACGACCCTGTAGAATGGAGTAGAGATCAGGATCAGCTTGCTGAAGAGTCGGATGCGAGGCTCTGATGGCAATCAAGTACTCATCATTCTCGTCTGTCAATCAGCAGCCATTCAGGTTGACGGCCGAGTTCAATCCTGCCAAGCTGACCGCGAAGCTAGAGGCACTGGCACGGCGACTCAAGACCTACAGGCGCACAGCTAATATCGCTGTGTCAACGCAATTGTATGCGTGGACCATAAAGAATTTCGATACTGAAGGAAGCTCATTCGGTGGATGGAAGGCGCTGCGTCCCGCTACCGTGAAAGCAAAGAAACGTGAGGGCAAAGAAAAGATTCTAGTGAGAACCGGAGCGCTCCGTGCGTCGTTCTTGCCTTTTCACAGTGATGATAATGCGGGTATTGGCACAGAACTTGAGTATTCCGTCTATCATGAGAATGGTGTTCCGAGTAGAAATTTGCCGAAACGTCCAATGCTTCCGCCTAGAAAGGTAGTGCTAGATATCGGAATGAAGGTCTATCAGTTCTACATCGACAAAGCGATTAAACAGTCATGAACATCATACCGCTAGACGTTGCATTGGTGGCCAGTACGATACAAGATATCCTTCGTACATCTGATGATATCGGTGGAAGGTCTGTACCGGTGACACGCGGATCTCCACCTGATGATTCCGCCATCACCGAGAATGGATGGGTAGGTATCTATCCTGAATCTGTGTCTTACCAGCCTAGGACCCTAGGTATTGCCACAGGGTTCATGTCGTATGAGGCGCGAATAAATCTGGTCGTCAGATACATGCACTTGTCTAACCCTGAGGAACTTGAGGATGCCCTCGAAGAACTAGTGCATTCTGTTGTAAAGGTTCTACTGACCAACGCTACGCTGTCCGGCACAGTCGAGGCCATGTCGCTTGGTCAAGTCAGTTACAGTGACTACGGAAACAGCACGGTCGGGTTCACACAGACAGCCATTCTATCATTCACATTCACGGGTTCAACTGAAATCATTGACTAGGAGGGAGTACTTAAATGAGCTATGGTGCGCAAGTAAAGATTGGTATCGCTCGGCAGTTGAACACGGGATCTTACGTGTCTGCTGCTGGTTCGTTTCATCAGTTCGCGTTTCTTTCGGATGACATCGGTGCAGAATTTTCCGAAGTCATCAGTGAGAACCTGATTGGAAGGTTCGAGCAGGGTGCGAGTTACCCTGGACCGCAGAATGTGGCTGGTACACTGACATTCGAACTGACTCCGAGAAACATCGGTGCTGCACTGGCCGCAACGGTGAATCACAGCCCGTCGTCTGTATCGTCGGGCAGTATCCGCACTGTGACGTTCTTGCCGACAACGGCAGACTTCGATTCTACACTGGTGAAGTCTCCGTTCAGTGTCTACAAGCAATTCACTGACTCTACGTCGGCAGAACTGTTCTACGATGCTCAGTTCGCCCAGATGCAACTTACTCTTTCACAGGGTGCACTGACCCGCGGTTCAGTGACTGTCGTTGGTGGCAAGCGCCTTCCCACTGGTATCGGCAGTCTTGCTGTTATTCCCGTGGCTGCCGATGTTACGCGTCACTTTCCATGGAATGTCGCTTCCATCAGCTGGAACGGTACTGGCGTGTCGAACATGTCAGAACTGACGATCAGTCTCAATGATCCGATCCAGCCGCTGTACGCCATCAACAACTCGCTCGAACCCTCGAAGTTCGCGCGTAGTGGGTTCCGTGAAGTGACGGTCAATGGTACGATCTATTTCAATGACCGAGTGTTGTTCAATGACACTACCACGGGCACGCAGCGCCGGCTCATCATCACGCTGATTAATACCAGAACGGCCATTCAGTCTGGATACTACGATACGCTTCAGATTGATATTCCGCAGGTTCTGCTGACTGAAATGAAGCCGTCGGTCAGTGGTCCTGGTGAGCAGTCAGTGTCGTTCACGGGGCGCGCTACACTGGACCCGAGCAGCAACTACGCGATTCAGTTCATTCTTGTCAACACCTGGACGGCCGGGTACTGAGTAACTTGGGAGGATCTAATGAGCAATTATGTACGGACATCTACGGTCGAAGTTGAGTTTGATGGTGATAAGTTGACTGCGACCATCAAGGCTCTTGAACTCGGTGATCTATTGAAGGTACAGAGCATCGATACTGAAGTTGATTTTCTGCAGTGGGCGCGAGAAGCCCTGCCGAAGTACATCAAGGTTGATGGACTGCGCGATGCTGCTGGAACAGACCTCACGATCGAAGATGTCTGCACTTCGGCATACTTCCTGCCACTAATGCTTGAGTTAGGCGGTCACCTTACAGAGACAGCCAAGCTCAAGCGCCCTTAGAAGCCCAGCGAGCCATTGCAGTAGTGGTCGCTGGGTACGTGACAGCAAAGGAATGGGAAGTAGTTGAGGGTGGAATGGAAATGGCCGCATGGAAGCGGCTTTGGAATAGCTGCCATGCATGGGTGATGGGATGTCCTGTCAGGATTGCGTGGCCAGACAATGGTTCCACACTGGAGCAACCAGCAATAGCTGTACACTTGTTCGAGTTGATCTCAGTGGCAATGATTAAGGAGGCCGTGAAGTCACGTGGCAAATAACGTAATCGAAATCTTGCTAAGGGCGAAGGATGAAACATCTAGCGTCCTTGGCAAGTTCAAAAGCCAACTGCTCAGTGTCAAAGGATTGGTCGCTGGGCTGTTTCTTGGTGGAATTGCTGCGAAGTTCACGCAGGAGACCATCGGTGCAGAACAGGCCCTGTCGCAGCTTCGAAATGCTCTTCAGAATGTAGGAGCTGCGGCAGGGGTCACGGAAGAGCAGCTTCTTGCACAGGCGGCAGCTCTTCAGAAGGTCACGCGATTCTCTGATGATGCTGTCCAAGAAACGCAGACTCTTCTGCTGCGGATGGGATTGACTGGAAAGACTCTAGTTGATGTCACAAAGGCATCTACCAATCTTGCCGAGGCCATGAAAATGGACCTCAGTGGCGCTGCTCGCATTCTGGGCAGGGCCATTGAGGATCCAGCCCGTGGCATGCTGATTCTGCGCCGATATGGAATCAATTTCAGCGAGTCTCAAAAGCAACTGATCAAAGACCTGAAGGAGACTGGTGATAAGGCTGGTGCACAGGCAATCATTCTTAGCGAACTCGAAAAACGATTCAAGGGCGCTGCCGAGGCCGGTGGAAATACGCTAGGAGGAGCACTGGCCAAGTTGAAGAATGCCTTCGGTGACTTGTTTGAAGCTGGAGAAAAGGACACAGGAAAGGTCGTAGCAGGGCTAAACAAAATAACAGAGGCTCTTCAAGACCCGGCAACCAAGACCGCCATTGATACGCTTGCTAGCGGGTTCTCCACCCTATTCTCTGTAATAGTAAAAGGTGCTGCGTCTGGGGTCAATGGTATAGAGAAGCTCATCGAAGGGACACGTAGATACAATGAGCTACAGGGTAAGATTGCCATGCTTCGTGATCCTATACAGGGTCCTTCGCAGTGGCTCCGTGACAATGGGTTCAGTGGACCATCAACTCGCGGTGGTAGAAGGAACAGAAGTACATCATCTGTCGCGAGTATTGAAGAGGGTCCGGCAGGTGCAATAAGACCACTTCTTGAAGAGTTCCAAATCTTCGGGGCTGCTGCCAAAGGGATTGCGAGTGAGGACGTCATTGGAAACTACATGGATGGCCTCGAGAAAGAGACCAGAACCAATGTCGAGTCAATCAGTGGGCAACTCGATGAGTTTCGCGCGAAGCTCGATGTCCTAGTTTCTGGTGGTCCGGGCGGTGGAGGAAAGCTATCTAAAGAAGAGGCAAAGAAGCGGTGGGAAGAGCGATTCGATGAGTTGATCCCGGCCTTCGACATACAGAAGATCAGGGAAATGAAGAAGCCTCTTGAGACAGGGCTGAGTGAGCTATCTCAGTTCAGTATCGGAGTATTCAGGAGAATGGGCGAGAGTATCTCGCAGTCCTTCAGTGACGCATTGTATGAAGGGAAGTTCTCAATGCAGACCCTCAAGGACATTGTGCGCAGGTCGCTCTCTGACATTGGTGCAACCATTCTTTCAAGTGGGATCAAAGAAGCCTTCGCCAGTTTGTTCAAGGGAAGCTCATCTGCCACGGGAAGTAGCAGTGGAGGAATATGGTCCTCGATCATATCTGGAATAGGAGCCGCATTCGGATTCAAGGCGGGTGGTGGACGGATCGATGGTCCGACTTGGGTCGGTGGAGAGTTAGTAGCTCCGAGTGACAGCGCACATGTCTACAATGCTAGTCAACTGGCGTTCATGGGTGCTGGAGGCGGGTCTAGTGTCAACTACTCTCCAGTCTACAACATCACCATCGAAGCGAAAGACGCAGAGGATACTAAAGCCAAGATGGCCGAGTATCTCGAGAGAAGGCTGGCGGAAGAAAGGCAGGAATTGGCACGTGACATGCGCCGCAATGGTATTGGAGTTCTTAAATGAGTACACAACTTATTCCGCCGTGGATTATTCCGTTGACGGAGGACTATGAGTATCCGGATGATGGTACGCTTCTTCATCGTTCGCAGTTCGCTCCTGGTCTGACTCAGCGTCAAAGCTATGGTGACCCGAGACTCAAGCTCTCACGCAAACATGTAGTTCGCGGTGAGGAGATGGGGGTTCTGGCCTCTGTTCTAAAGAGTGCGAAGGGTTCATTCGAGTCGGTATATTCACGCGTACACAGAACTCGTCGTGGGTCTTTTCCTACAGCAGAGCTTCTGTTGAACCCGTACTTTGCCAATGGAACTACTGATTGGGCATCATCCAATGCAAATTTGGTACTCAGTGTAGCCGATAGGACATTGCGCGGAACTCGCGCTGGCGTTGCCGCTGACTATACCATACGTCCAGGGTCATTCACTACGATATCTGGCGCCTGCTACTTTGCACGACTGATTTCTCAGTCTGGTAAGGGAGCAATGGACTACAGACTTCAGTTCGGCACTACTGCCGGAGGAGCTGAACTATCGGCCACGGCGGCAGATATAACTTCAGCAGGAATGAAGACCCTCTATGCTGTGGCAACTGGAACGACCACTCACTTCAGCATCTTAGATGGTAACACTAGCCGCTCTATTGGAGACTTCCAAGAGTTTCTGTATGTCAGTGTTTCAAGATGCATCATGGTCAATGGGGCAGGCCAGACCGGTAACGCATTGAATGTAGATGGCCTGCCTGTTTCTACAGCTGGTCTACTTCTTAGGGATGACCCTATCGAAATCAATGGCGAATTGAAATTCTGTTCCACGTCATTAAATAGTGATTCATCTGGCGCAGGGTATCTGCAATTCACTCCGGCCCTCGTGCGGTCTCCTGAAGACAACGACCCCATCGTCGTTCACATGCCAATGGCTAAGTTTCTTGCTTCCAACTACCGAGAGTCGAACAAGTACGGGTTGCAACTTGACATCGAGTATGACCTGGAGCACATCTACGAATGACGCGAAATACAGCCGCCGCCGTAACCTCTGCGTCTAGCTTGCCGGTAGTACGCTATCGCATTCTATGCGAGATAGATTCGCTGACCGGTGGAACGCTGAGAATGTCGAATGGAAATGAGTTCATCAGGTTCAATAGTAACACCTACTCACCGCTTGGAACCTTGGCCAGCATGGACAAGGTCCAGGAGGATTCAGAGATCTATCCTCGTGCAGTGAGATTGAAGCTTGCTGCCGTTCAGTCTGCGCAGATAGTGGATTTGATTAATGAAACGTACTTCAACAAGCCAGTGCGCCTGTATCGCACTTTCTTGACTGACTCCTACACGGTAGTCAGCACACCTGAGCCTCTATTCAGTGGATTCGTGAACATGGCCAGATTCAATACTGGCGATAAGGAATCTTACTTCGAGATAGAGGTAGAGAGCAGGTTGATCAGGCAACCTCGTGTGAGGTACTTCACCAGAGAAGTACATCAATTTGTCATGGGCTACAGTGGGGACACCTTCTTTGATCTTGTTCCGATGATTCCATTGACCAAGGCTAATTGGGGCGGGCATAACATCAATGTCAATAAGAATCCCATGCCCGCATATGACGATCCTTACTGGGACCAATACGTATGAGATACGAAGACTGGCAAACAAGATTTTGGATGGAATTGGACCGCGCCAAGATCAGGCGATGGCAGTGGGGAGTCCATGATTGCGTATCCTTCGCAGCTCGAATGGCTGATGTCATCTCCGATAGGGATTATGCAGCACTGAAGTCGTCCATACAATGGAACACACCGAAACAAGTTGCTGAGTTACTGAAGGCTAAGCCCTTGAAAGAGTTGATAGAAGGTGTACTTGGGCCATCAATGGATTGGAGATTCGCCAAGCATGGCGACTTGGTCATTGCGACCGATGAGTCTAGTGCCGAAGTACTGACAGTCCATGATGGCAGTCGTCTATTGTGTGCCGATAAGATCGGGTACTGCATAGTAGACATCAAGTACGCGGCATGCGCCTGGAGGGTGATCTAATGCCTCAATTCATTGCCGCTGCCGCAGTATGGCTCATCGAAGCCGGAATTCCGGCTGCGGTCGTTACTTTCGCTGCGAATGTCTTTGTGTATGCATCCACGACATACATTCTAGGCAGAGTGAATCAGGCTTTAGCGCCCAAGCAGCGCGGACAGTCTGGGAATGCCGCCGTCGCAGAGGGTATGGAAATATCCTACTACGACTCTGGCGCTGGGCTTCGTATCATCTATGGGCGAGTTCGTGTCGGTGGAATGGAAACAATTCCTCCATTCACGTCTGGAGACAACTACGAGTATCTGCACAAGGTACTGACCATTGCAGGACACGAGGTAGACTCTTTCTATGGCGCTCAGTTCAACACTAACACCATCGATGTGAGAAGTCTTCAACCGATGGCGTTCACTACCAGCGATGGGCAGGTGAACTTTGGTACCTATCAGAACAATGCATGGATCAGGCTTTCACGCGGTACGTCTACTGACTCAGCGGATGCCATTCTCTGCAGCGTCGATTCTGCGACATATGGGTTGGCGCGCGGTAGGGGAATAGCCAAGGCTAGGGTGTCATTCAAATACACTGACACACTGTGGCGAACGGGCGTTCCAGAATGTACCTTCGTAGTGCAGGGAAAGCGATGCTACGACCCAAGACTGGATTCATCTCCGGGCGCTGATCCGACTAATCCAAGCTATGCAGCCTGGACCTCAAACGGAGTACTACATACCGTAGACTATCTGATGAGTGAGTACGGTGGTGGCTACTCTAGCTCTGATATCGACTGGACTCTAGTCGTGATTGCGGCGAACACCGCAGATGAAGCAGTCAATATTCCAGGGTCTACTACACAACCTCGGTACACCTTCAATGGGCTCATTGATGCATCTGCATCATTCACTGATAACTTGAAGACCTTGGTTAATTCCTACCTTGGAAGGTTGACATTCACTGGGGGCAAGTGGCGGGTCTACGCGGGTAGCTGGCAGACTCCGTCCACGTCGATTGACTACACGGACTTCATCTCGCCTGTCGGTATCACGTTTGAAAACGGCAGACAGCGTCGCTTCAGCAGAATGTCGGTCTGGTACGTAGACCCTTCTCGCAACTGGCAACGAGTGCAGTGCTACCCGCGATATAACTCCACGTATGCCACTGCAGACTTTGAAACCATCGATGCAGAAATAGAGCAACTAGCAACCACGAGCGAGTACGAGGCACAGCGGAAGGGTGAGTTCTTGCTGCGCGCATCGCGAAACCAAGTGACGGTCACTGGCCGTCTTCCTCCTCGCATGCAGAACATCGCATTGTGGGATACGGTCACCCATACTTGGGGCGCGATTGGATGGGCATCAAAGACCTTCAGGGTCACTGCGATTGATATGAATGTCGATGCGTCTCTTGACGTAGTGCTTCTTGAAGAACAGTCTGGAGATTGGACTGATCTAGCGGCCGGGGACTACAATTCTGCATCCACTGCCGCAATCCCCAGCATCAATCCTACATCACCAAGTGAACCGCAGAATGTGGCTGCATACGGTCTTGGAGGGGCCATCCTGATTGACTGGGATGATCCCATCATTCGTCCCATAGGTACTAGGTACCGAGTGTTCCTTGGGAACAGCAACTATCCAATAGGAGCACAGGTCTGGGACGGTGATGTCACGAAGGCTATAATGTATCGTGACACTACTTCTCCAGCTTACTTCTGGGTTCAGGCATATGCTGGGGATCAAGAGAGTCTGATTGCACCGAGCACGTACGGGATTGGAGCCGCTGCTTCTGTACTGATTGGAGTCAACTCACCGGTAGTGCCGTCCTCCATACCTCCATCCCCGCCGACCATCACTGGTGTTTCTAACTTCCAGATGCCATATGCAGTCGGTGGAACACTGGGATATGCCGACTATGCCATTGGCGATGACCCTTCTGTACAGGCGTCTGGCATCGGTACGTTCAGCTATCAGTGGAGTGTCTTCTCGCTGACAGCGAGGCCTAGGGGATTCCTTAACTCTGTCTATGTACTACCTAACTCTGCACTGACCATATCTGGCGTCAACAGCAATAGACCAGTCATGTATGTGTCTACTCAAATGGGAATTTCCTCATACAGTTACATCAATGGCGGTGTGAAAGTTTTGGTATCTAACGCTGGTGGGACGGCAGTCAATACTACTATGACTCTGTCATTCTGGAGAAAGTGATGGGAATCGTAAGGGATTTAAACGAACTTGGAATACTGGCCTCCCAGATTTCTGGGCAGTTGGTAGACGGGCAGATTGCCTCACTGTCAGGAAGTAAGATAAACTCTGGCACCGTCGCCGCTGCCTACATTGATTCTGCCATTGCCAGACTTGCTTCGCCTGCATTCACCGGTACACCTACCACACCGGATGTCGCAAGTGTAGATGCGTCGACAAAGATCGCCAACACTAATTTCGTCAACCCGACACGCAACTTCACGGCATCGAGCGGAAGCTACGTGTTCGCCAACGGATTCAAAATTTGTTGGGGATATCAGTATCAAGGCGATCATGGTGGCGGTGGCTTCGGTGGCGCCAATGGCTCAATCAATTTCGATGGTGGCTTCACTACTGGCATTCTCGGACTGGTCGCGACCATCTATGACGCGAATGCAACCGCCAGCATCATTCTCAATACGTACAACTGGTCGCAGTCTGGTTTTTATTGGGCCACATCAGAAATGGCTGCAATCACGCAAGACTACTACATCATGTACATTGCTCTTGGGTACTGATCATGATTATCACGCTGACACGCGACGCGAATCAACCATCAACAGACTGTACGCTCGGGGTCATGCTGGTTAATGAACGAAAGTTCTTCACGATGGAACGACCATGGATACCAGAGTCTACCGGTGTCGGCATTGCCGGTCAGCCTTACCTGTCGTGCGTATCTACCGGAACTTACCGTCTAGAGCGCAGAGAAACTGAGGCGCGTGGAAAGCACTGGATGCTGTATGCCCCGACTCTCGGAGTCTACCGTTATCCACAAGATGTACCGGCAGGAGTTCACGGGCGCAGCCTCATCTTGATCCACGCTGCCAACTATGCCGAAGAACTGCATGGCTGCATTGCTCCTGGAAAGACTCGCTTCAAAAGCGAAGGCAGGTGGATGGTAACAGAATCTCGCGCCGCCATGAATGAGCTGCGCACTCTTCTTGGAAATCAGTTGGACTTAATCTTGGAGATAAAGTGATGTTGAAACTAATGGAAGCCTTATCAAAAGTCGTTCCATTCATTGCCGGGCTTCTTCCCGATCCAGACGCTACTCATGAGGAGCTTCACGTGTGGAGACTTAGAATTGTATTCTGTCAGATCTTTGCCTTCATAGTCATGCTTAGTCTTTCTGGTATAGCCTATGTGGCCTTCACGACATTTGTGTCTGCCGATGAATTAGACTTGAAGATACAAAAGGCTGTCAAGCCAATCGAGATGAAGGTAGATTCATTGGATGTATTGGTCAGGCAGCAACTCGCTGTCACTCTTTCTACACAAATCCGAGACGCACGCAGACGGTGGTGTGCCGCACCGATAGACTCAATGGATAGAGAGCGCACTCAACAGGACATTGACAGGCTTCAGGATGAATACTACAGGGTCAAGGGCGAAAGATATTCTGTGCTGCCTTGTGCAGAACTCAATGGGAGGTAATCATGTGGTCTAGCATCTGGGCATTTTGGGTTGGACACGGAACGAAGGTTCTGGGTTTTCTTTCTGGTACCATCGCGGCCGTAGCTGGTGTCGGCGGGTTGATCCCTGATCGTCATCTCAAATACTACATGGCTGTCATTGCAGTCCTGACGTTCTGGCGCGGTTTCTTCAATAGTGCGCAGAACAAGGATGGTGGAGTATGACTGACCTATCAAAGATCCTGATTGGATGTGTGGCCTTGATACTACTATTGGCAGGGTCATATGGAAAAGGAAGAAGTGACGGCGCTGCCATTGAGCGGAACAAGTTCAATGAGGTATCAATCGCGCAGAAGGTGCGCATCGAAGAACTGGAGAAGCGACAGGCAAGAATCTCAGAGGAGAAGGACAATGAGTGGAGTGGAAAAGTGCGCGAGCTCAATGTGCGCATTGATGCTCTCAGCAATCTTGATATCGAGCCTATCAGGCTGTGTGTCCCGCGTCGTAGCATCGGACCCTCCGAAGTTCCCGCCACTGCCAGAAGCGGTGACGGAGGAGGTTCCAACGAAGGACATGGTTTGTTGGCTGGGGGAGATATTAGGCAGGACCTCTTGGTGTACGCAAAACAATGCGAATCAATGAGACAGAGGTTGGCCATTGCCCAGAAGTGGGCTTACGAGGTGAGTAGAGAACAGAAGTGAGAAGGAGGGCCGCGAGTTACCACGGCCCTCACTTCATTCAAGCCAGATGCACTTGACTAAGTTCCAAGCCATTCATGTCTGCGACGATTTGTCGATATCGAAGTACTTCGGCATCCATCGCACTTACCATAGCCTCCCAGTACTCGACCTCCGTCATGACTCCCTTCTTGATGAGAAGCTGTACCAGTCCTGAGTGCTGAACCATTGCAGAGTTCACTCCTACTCGAAGATGCTTTGGCTCTTGATCCTTGCTTCTAGGCATGGAGGCCACTCCAGATTGCATGGCGTGACACAGTTCGTTGTACCGTTGCATCAGCTGCGATAGCTTCACTACGTCTTCCATCACTTTACTCCTGTGCTGAAAAATGGGATGGGAAGGCTGGCGTTGTACTGCTGTGGCAGTTGACCGTTCCACCGCTCAGCCTTGGTCTGCTCAACCTGAATGCGCAGCACTTCGAGCACATCCTTGTTCTGCTGAAGCGCGGCGTTCTGGATCTTCATGGCATCTGCCTTTGCAGTGGCATTCTTCAAGGTGGCATATGCCTCGCCGTCAGCAGTGGCCCTTACTGCAGACGCCTCTGCTTCTGCAATGGCAACCTTCTGCTTCTGTTCAGCTTCGACGGTCTTCAGCTTGTTCTCAGCACCGAGGCGAAGCTGCTCTTGTGTCACCTTGTCATTGATGGCGTCCATGTACGACTTGCTGAATGCAAAGTTGCGCATATCGATGTTGACTACCTGTGCGCCATACAGGGCCAGCTTCTGCCCTAGCGCAGCATAGATATCTGACGATACCGCTGCTCGTTTCGCAATGAGATCAGGTGCAGTGTACTTCGCAGTCACGGCCTTGAAGATTTCCTGTGCGGCTGTTTGCACGTAGCTGGAAAGATCACCGTCGTGTGAGTACTTCTCATAGACCTCCGCGACCTTGTCTGGGCTGATGGAGTAACGAACTGTCAGACTGACTGTCACTGGCTGCGTGTCAGAGGTTGAGCCGTTTGCATTCTCAATATCAGCTTGCTCAGCACGAACATTGAACAGCGCAATCTTCTGCCACGGAGGAAGGATAGCCAGCCCTTCCTGTTCAATGCCAACGATCTTTCCGAATTGAGTCACTACACCACGACTTCCCGTTGGAACAGAATAAAATGGCCACAGAATACTGATCGCGATGAGTATCGCTATGGTAATCAGTACGTCCCTGATGATGGCCGTAAAGTTCACCTCTGTGACTACCCTTGCTGGCCCTCTTCCGAATGCGTCTTCGATTGTCTTTGTCTTGGTGTATCTGTCTTTGATGCTCATGCTTCCCTCAGAATAGTTTGAACGTTATGAACCCGTTTTTCCAGAATGATGCCGATCCATCTTCTTGTACAGGCGTCTCCGGTACCTCGAAATCGAAATGATACTCTTTATCTAGTAACCTCCTTGCCTTGGTCAAGCCTCTGTATGCAGTGAGCATGGCCAGCCTCTTGTTATGTAGATCTCGTTTGGCAACATCATACATGGACAGCAGAGGATGATCAGCATTCTTTTTCTTAGCTGCCTTTTCCAACTTCTTCAGATGTTTTCTGGCTGCCGCATTCGTGTCTAGATCGCCCTCAACCCTCTCGATATTCTGCTCTACAATGAGGATCACATGGTTGAGAAAGTCTGCATCCTCGTTCCCCAGAACTTGCCTCAACGCTTCGGTCACTATCTGGCGAATGATCAAGTGCGCGTACTCTTCTCTAGATAGGCTTTTCTTTGTTTCTCCTTCTTTGTCATACCGATCCCTCTTTTCTGGGTCACTCAGTATTTCATAGGCGCGATTGATCTCTGCCATCTTTTCATTCGCGTCACTGCTCTTGTTTCTATCCGGATGATAGTGAGATGACTTTCTTCGGAAGGCTTTTCGTATCTCATCCTGTGTGGCATTGGGTCTGACGCCCAAGATTTCATACAGACTAGCCATAGATTTCTCTCATGCCCATGTACCAGATATAGACCAGAGACGGAATGACCCACAGAACTAGCCATGCTACCGCAGACCAGAAAATCACTTTTCCAGGAACAGAATCCGGATTAGACATCCCTTGATAGTACCCAAGCATGATCATGCCGCCCACTATCCCTATCATTAGCATGCCCGCTATCATGGACCCTCCTTCACCACGTGTGAGGCGAGAATGACACTGATCACATCGTGAGGGCTGACCCCGGCCACGGTCGCTATCTCCTGCATCTTCTTGGTCAGTTGATCATTCAACCTGATTGGAACAGCAATAGAACTGATTTCAACATCAGACTTGTCTTCCGCTTCAATCCGCCTCTCAATCTCCCTGTTGAGGCGTCGTGTCTCTTCGCGCTTCTGCTCCTCTTCTTCGGTAGCCAGAGTAGCTTTGATTGCCTCTGCCAAAGTAGTGATGGCGACAAAGAGTTCTTCGCGTGGAAGCCTCTTCGTGACATTGGCCAGCCAGTCTCTCAATTCAATCATGTCCAAGGGCGTCCCAGGACTCCATTGAAACGTGGTGCTCATATCTTGTTCCTCTCTTCGGCTCTTGTATTCCACATCTTGACGGCTAGCTCTTTCGTGTCATGAAAGCCACAGTGCGCTCCGCATCCTTTTCCGTACTGCGCATCACAGATGATTGTGAATGCTTTACGGTGTAGTCTATCATTGCCATATAGTTCGTCGCTTGAGATAAGCACGAGTGTATCGTCTTTGCCACAGAACGGACAGGGCGGATAGGAATGTAGAGTCACTACCCTTTCAATCTCACCTCTTACCCTTTCTATTTCCTTGACCAACTTTGACGGTGGACATACCAGCGCGATATCAGTCAGTTCGCGGCGAAGGCGGCTAAGGTGTGGCTCCGCTGATTTCAGATTAATCATTTGTCTCTCCTGAGGTAGACTCGCGCACCGACTGAAATAGAATTGATTCCCTTGTCAATTCCAGTAGAGAGTGATGACATGTGGGAGGCCTCCAATGAAAGATGCACCTTGCCGAACTTGGGTACATCTACTGGAGTTTCCCACCCTAGGGTCACTCGACCATATGGATTTGCGGACCTGTCTGAAATCCGTGAGAACTTCGTAGTCTCGATCACGCCATGCTTGGTAGCATTGACCGAAGTGACTGTTTCAATTCGTGGCAATGATACATCGAGGATTGAAAGGTTCGTTTCCAGGTACAGGCAGCACAGCAGAGCTTCCATCATACTCTCCTAACCGACGGTAGTGGCACAGACTGATTCCACTTCTCTTCTTTCATCAACCTCTTTACGATGTTGGTCGCAGACTCCGGACTTTCTGCGACGTAGGTTGCGTAGTCAGTCGGGTTCCCATACCCCTCATTCCGTGAAAAATCTTTTTCGTGTGTAGTGATAACCCATCCATTAGATGCTTGGCGAATTTCGATTACTCTGATTACAGGCTTATCCGACATTTGAATTCTCCAGTTTTGAACTCAGTTCATTAATCACTTTAGCCGCATCTTCAAGTTTTCCCATTGACTCTACTAGTGCTGCTCTAGTCGCTACCAGTATGACCTCCAGTAGTCCTACGGCAAGAATGGTCACTGCATTGATTCCGAACAACAGAGCCACTAGAAAATCACCGTGGCCTACGGAAACTCCTGCACCGAATATGAACAGCAGAGCTATCAGAACCGATGGAGTATGTGGTCTTGCCTTCATACGAATTTTCCCCCTTCTGCAAACTTTCCATACGGGAGATTGAATTCCTGATGGCTCCACACCTCACCCATGATTCGGTCACTGTTGAGCATGACGAAGAATGCACCTAGCCATTCCTCTCGTTTCTTCAGTGCCTTCCTTCGAAGTGCGATTGGCCGATTAGAGTCAAGACACTTGGCATGATGGACGTTAGAGTACCAGACTGACAGAATCAATCCGGTCAAACTGGCCAGTGCCATGTTCTCATCGTATGCTATTCCCTTTCGTGTCTTGCGAATTTCGGTTTGCAGCTCCTTCACTATCTCGACTATCCACGCGACCTAGTCAGTACTTGAGTGACCCTTGTACTTTCCTTTCGTTCGTGGTGGAGTAGAGTGCTTCTGTATCAGCTCCTCACATCTCTCTACCCATTCTCTGACTGATTTTCTCTTCATGGCGTCCTCTGTTTGGTGGCCCTGCCAGTGGCCTCGCCGCGCCTAGCACATAGCGCGGCAGGCTGGCAAGCAATTTAACAATAATTCAACCCGGCCCCGGCTGGCCCTGCCTGCCCCGGCCCACATGCCCCGGCCCAAGCCCCGCGAGCTCTGGCGCGAGCCCCATGGGCCCCGGCTGGCCTATTACCTGCCCCGGCTGGCCCCGGTTTGCCAGCCCTGCCCCGGCTGGCCTGCCCCGGCTGGCCCTGCCCGGTTTGCGCAACCTGCCAGCCTGTAGCGGCCCGTGGTGGGCCGTGGGGCCTAATAACAGCGGGGGCACCAAGCCCTGTGAGCCCCAAGCAGCCCGCTACAATCCGGGCAGGCACTCGGGTCACGCGGCTTGTCAACGTTCATGGCGGCGGACTGCTCCATGTTTTGCCGGATGCGCTCCTGAGTTTCCCTTTCCTCAAGGATCTCAATGTACTTCTGGAGATAGTGCTGTGCCTTCTTCAGATCCTCGATTCCATTTTTCTTTTTGTGACGGAACACATACTTGGTGATGTTCCCTTGGAAGTAGTCGAGATTGAAGATATTCACTACATCCCAGTGTTCAATGCCTCCGGTCTGATAGTGACTACCACCGACTTGAGTTTCGTTTGCCTTACTTGTAGACTGGCCAACCATGATAGGTCTCCTGTACCAAAGCGAGTGAGTAACGGGCCTCGAAGGCCATGCTGAATACCTCATAGAGCCACTTGGTCTGCTCATTGATATCCATGAGTCCACGTTCGCGTATGGCAGTGAGTCCATTCATGGCAACCGTGGCCATGATTCTGTTTCCACTGTCTACCTCCTCCATTGAGAAGATCACCAGCTCCATGATGTCACAGAATTTAAGTACGCGCTTCTCAATGCCACTCAGCTCCGTGTGCATACTGAATTCATTCTTGATCCGCTCCTCGACTACGCGAAGCGCTGACTCGAGTTCTGGGTGACGCCACTTGACCGGAGATGGAACATCACCAGTGATCCCCTCTGGTGCGTCATGGTACAGTGCTGCTCGCCACAGTGCTTTCGATGCGGTCGGTAGCACAATATCAATCAATGCCAGTATCCCGAACGTGTGCTCACCAACTGTCTGTTGATGCACAGGAGGAAGAGTGTGAAGCCGCTTTACTCTGGCAACCACTCGCATCAACTTCAGCCTGTCGAATTCTTGTTTACCGTACATGTCAACCTCCCTTCACAGACATTCTGCGCTGAAGCCATTCAATGCAGGCGATCTTCCAGTCTTCCGCCTTGCAGTGTGCAGCCAGATGGTTGATTGCCTCTTGGGTTTGTCCGGCCTTGTGCATGTCCCACGCCAGTTGAATGGGGAAGAAGACATCCAGGAAGTACGAATCATAGTGCCCACACTGTTCCCTGTGCGCGCCTTCCATCACTTCTAGCAGTTGGAACAACCACTCTTCCCATCTTGTGCCATTGATCAATGGGTACGGCTTGATGTTCTGTGTGGCGTACCTATCCACGCTCGCCGGGCTGGACCGCACCTTCAACCATGCGTCCTGTTGAGTGTAGACATGAAAGCTGTCGCTCACTTGGATGTATGACCCTACCTCTACGCGCAAGGCGCGAGCCACGAATTCTTGAATGGTGCTGAACTGTACTGCGTTCGCTCCGTATGCTCCCCAGATGGCGTCGTTGCTGCGGCAGCTTACCGTGATGTTCAACCTTCCATCGCGCAACTTGAAGAAGATCAGATCATTGCACGGGATATCCTTCGAATTAGCCCCGAGGTCTGCAATTGGATCCCAGATGGCCACCACTGCGCGACGAGTATCTGGATCGTCACCAAGAAGTCTGATGACGCGACGGAGCTGATCAATTCCATGGAATGCCCTGATTCGAAAGCCGTAAGCTCCGTGGAATGTCTCTCCATTGTCACTGTACTCAGACATCTTCTTGTTATAGCGAGTCAGTGTCGCTACGTCATTGCGCCCATCGATGATCCACAGAGCCTCCATGAAATGGAAAAACGGATTCGCGTCTCTTTCTGGCGAAAAGAGCACACGCTCATCCGGTCGCAGGTACTCTGTAATCCACAGACCCTTGTACTCCGCTGTCTCCATTCCACGGGGAGATATCACCCTCCAATTCTCCGAGTCTTGAATGGCCTCGACCGCACTGATCCTGAGATTGTTCAGTGCCTGATTCACATTTCTTACCACGACTGATCTAATCACTTCTTTCTCCTTTTGATTTCCCACGGTCTAAGTACAACTTCTGACAGCGTCCTTATCTTGGTAGCGCCATCAACGGCCGTTCTATCACTGCCGGTAGGCATTCTCAATTCTTTCTTGCCCTTCTTGTCGGGTAGCAGCCCAACACGGTATGACTTGGCATCACACACGTTGCACGGCTTCAACGAAGCTCTGTCACCTTGCATCAAGAATCTTCTTGCCGCCATGAACTCATTACCGTTCCACACGGCATCGAGGCCGTCCTTCACGATGTTTCCACACTGATATACGCCGCGCCAGTCATTACAGCAGATGGCCACTTCTCCATCCCATCGAATGGATAACTCACGGAATGGCTTCGCGCATCTGGCCTTCAACGGTTCTTTCAGTCCGGGGGAGCCAGAGCCGCAATGATTGTTCAGTGTCGAGTGTGTCCCGGCCTGCGCTACACTGATATCCTGTACGCGAATGAATACTCGCGCCTTGTGCCCGTATCTGTTGTGTGGTGACCAGTCCTTTTCTTGTGGATAGGCATGTACTTCGAACACGTTTGAATCGAACGATGAGAATTGTTCTGTGTTCGAAAACAGAATCGGGTCAATCTTGTCCTTGATCTTCACATACTCATAGGCATCGAATGCAAATACATTCAAGCCTGCATCAAACAGCTCTCTCAATGACTCGAACACTCCGGGTGGACGCAATAGCCCACCACCATTGGATGTCATCATCAACTGTACATTCGGCAGATACCTGCGGAATGCCTTGACGATCTTGATGTAGTTAGGGTTCATCGTCGGTTCGCCATGCATTGCGAACTCAATGCGAGGATTCCACCCTGCCTCTGCAATCTGACCAGCGATACTCTTGGCAGTAGCCACGGTCATGAACTTGAAATTCTTCTCCTTCTGTGTGCGGATACCCTGTAGCCCACAGAAGTCGCAATAGAGGTTGCAGCCCTCACTGAGTTCCACCTGTACGGCGAACGGAGCTTCTTGTCTGTACTTCATTTCAACATCTCCTCTATGTACATCTGACCGACCAGCTTGGGATCGTGCTCTCTCAGCAGTCTGTACCCATGATGTACGATCTCTCCAATCGAAGACCTGCGCAGTGGCAGTCCATTCAGTATGGCAGACACATTGAACGCCAGTTCACTTGGCCCATTGACTGGGATTACGTGCCTCCACTTTCGTAGCTCACCATTGTATCGGAACCAGTCGTAGTGCATGATGTTGACACATCCAGCATCCATGGCCTCCATCTGCGCGTACTGTGTGCCACCTCCATCATCTGGAAACCATGTCATGTCCACGTTCACCGTAGCTGCCGCAGCCAATCTCACTGGAGCATCAAAAGTCATGGGATACTGAAAGGTCTTACCACTCTGCTGAAAGACATCACCGTATTTCGCTTCGAGTTGCTTGGTGTACATGCGAAATTCAGCGCCCAGAAGCTTCACCCTGTACTGTGGCTCGAGCATCCTGTTTGCCTCCAGCACGATCCTCGGGCGTTTGACACTGGCAATTCGCGCAATGGATATCGCTTCATTTCTCCTGCGAATCTCAGGAAACGGACCAGCACGCATGTATGGATGTGGAATCCACACTGCGTCCTTGTAGAAGTGCCGTATCGTTGGACGGATACAGATGGGCCGCGTTGCCAGTTTGGTGACCTTTCCCAAATGATCGTAGATCGTGAATTCATTTGGGTCATGAATGACGGTGCGCATACCATCGGCCATCAAGCGCATGATCATATCTGGAGGAGTGAGGTACTTGGAATTCGCCGGTGATCCCATCACGGTAGGCATGTCTTTGACTATGGTCCTAGCCTCGCTGAATGTGATGTTCCTGTATTTCACTCCTTCATACTGTGCAAAGTTTCGTAGCCTCTCTGGCGGTTCGCCACGAGGTTTGACACGAAGTATCACGGGTTCGTGTCCAGCGGCTTCGAACGCTTTGAACAAGTGCGCAGTGAACGTGGATGTTCCGCCTCCAAGGTACGGGCGAAAGAAGAATATTCCTACTTTCATCTATGGGCTCCCAGCGATATCGCCTTACAATGAACACACTGGTAGACACCACCCTTGAGATGATTGAACTTGAACTCCCATTTGCAGTTAAGGAATAGACACCTGATTGAGTACCTCATATGATCCCTTCCCCTTTCAACTTGCTCACGTTCAATTGCAACTCGAAATTGAAATGCGGCAACTCGTACGGAAAAGCCTTGCGCCAATTGATACGAACATCGGTGCGTTCTTTCATTCCTTCCCACGATGTAGCACCGATCACTTTCTTTCGAACAACGGTTACGTACTTGGGATGCGCATCACGCAGCATGTGTGCCGCCTTGGCCTGTGTCTCTTCGTTACGGTAGATACTGCACCCTCCCTTCATATTAGACCCGGTCTGGTTCCAGCAGTAGTCGTAGACACAGGCATTTGGAATTCCACGCTCAAGAAGCGACAATGTCACGTGAAAGTCCTCCATGACCCTGTACTCATCGAACCTTAGCCCGGTCTTGGCAAACTCTTTGATGTTGAACCCATGAACATTGTTGATGCGCGTACACCATCTGTAAGGGCTTAGATAGTGTGATGAATCTACACGGCTAGACAACCCTGTCTGCACGATTCCCATGCTGAGTGGCCTGACCATCATGTAGAGCATGTGCCTCATGTCAGGTGCAGTGGCCTTCACTAGTTTGATGGCTCTTGGTCTTTCTCTACGGTAGAAGTAGAGGTCGTCATCGAACATCAGAGCATACTTGGTAGGGCAATGATCAAGTATCCACTGTCTGGTCTTGCCAATCCCCTTCTTTGATATACCCAAGACCTTGAATAGTGAATTTGGGTGATGCTGTCTGTATTCAGATACCTCATCAATTGGCACTACGACCCTGACCTTGCCAGCCTCTGAAAGTTCTACTGGCATGGCATAGAACGTTCGCACATCTGCGGCCCTACCCCTACTGGGAATGTAGATGGTAGTGTCTTCCATCAACTCTTCGTACGAACTCATGAGTGCTCCTATAATGGTAACTCGTGCTGTAGTGTCCCCACTCCTGTCGGTGTGAAAAGACTGCGCGGCCTTCCCTCACCATTCTTGACGCGCATGTACTTGTCGAACTCGCAGAGTGAATGTTCAATCTCTCGCATCTCGAATGGAAGTTCCGTTCCACGTGCATGTGCTTTGGAGTATACGAACATGTTGAACCAACTCCCCTGTATCAGAAGATCTCGCATGACAGCATTGTAATCAATCTTCCTGTACTTCTTGGTCTTTGGACGTTCAGCGCTGCCAGTCAGCAATCGATGAATGCCGCGCTTCGCACCGGGTCCGGGGTTGGCCCATGACTCACTGTCAATGTTCTTGGCAAGGACCCTAGTGTACCTTAGATCACACGCTATCTCATATGCAACGAATGGCCCAATGGTATAGATCTCGCTCAGTGCCTCGACTGCCTTTTCCATTGAGCGATGATTCGCTATCTGCGCCGCCAGTTCATCGCGCTTTTCAAAGAGTTCCTGTAGTGCCTCACATATGACAACGATCTTTGACTCCTTTCGCCCGCCAGATGTAACGATGTACGCGCCAGTGAATATCTGCTTTCCCTCTGCTTTTCGTTTCTCCAGAATCTTGATGGCACGATCTTTGACCCACAGGTTCTTCGACCACTTTCCCTTGGTGAGTTCGCTACGTGGTAGCCCAAAGAACAGAGCATCGTAGGTCTCTGGCCAATTGAACAGTCGAAACATGGCACAGTGGAAGATGATATCACCATCGGTCATTTCCTTACCGCGACCGAGAAGACGTACGAACCGGTCTACCCAAGCGAGTGTCACACGGTCAAGTTGCCTGAATACATTGGTGAACTTGTATTTGGACAGTATCTTGTCCTTAGTGTATGGTGGGGACCTCTTCTCTACGAATCTGCGTAGATAGATTGAATGACGCTCATTGATGAAATACCAGAATGTCTTCAATTGAGTTTTCCGGTACGCAATCTTATCGGCCATGAAATTCTCCTTGACGGTGAGGAGGCAGTTTATACGATACTGCCAAACGTTCCAGGATTAGGCGGCGACCTTGACGTAGCCGTTAGCCACGAGCCAGCTCACGTATCCCTTCATCTTCTTCTCAGGGATGTCATGCTGCTTCTTGGCCAGACGAACAGCCTTGCCGTAGCTGGTCTTGGAGCCAATGACAGACTGTGCCTGCTCGCGCACTCCACCTTTGAATGCCTTGACCGTAGAAAGCATGGTTTCTTCAGTCAGCTTGGTGCGCTTGCTGCGCTCCTTCTTCTCCTTCTTTTCGGTAGCAGGGGCATCATCAGAACTCCGCTTCTTCTTTTTCTTTGCAGGAGCCTCCTCGCTGACCTTCTCCTTTTTCTTCTTGGAAACCTTTTCTTCTGACGGCTTGCTCTTCTCAGACTTGCTCATCTTCGTACTCCTATCTCTTGGTGCGACCGGCCAGATCTTCAACGTTTCGTCCCGGTCTTTAAGTTTGAAACGAACGTCGTTGTCATCGGAAACAACTCCGAGGACGCGATGCATCATGTACTCTACGGTGTGAAATGCCTTGGTGTATGTTTGTGTCTTTACCTTTTTGCCAAGCCCTCCTGCAATAAGTCGGTTGAGATCGTCCCATGAAAACTGTGCCAGTGTTGTCTGTATCTCATACACGAAATTCGAATCATTGTACGCATCCTTTTCCGTGCGCATGTACACGGGTATGGATGGCGTCCATCTCTTATCGTTGTTCTTGTCCTTTTCGTAATCAGCAATCTTTTCATTGATGATCTTGACGTAGCGGGCCAAGAACTTCTTTCCATTGATGGCGCTGCGCGGTATGGTTTCCCTGAGTTCACGCCTGAATGTCATTGCTGCAGAGTGTGGATCCTCCTTGGTATTCTTGTAGTTTTCCTTTCGATTCTTCTTTTCTTCCTCGCGCTTCTTTGCGTTCTTTGCGTACCGCTTGAGATCCTTGTCAGTGGACGGTACGAATGCGGGAGTGGTACTTGCCTCTGATGTCTTGGACTTTTTCTTTGAGAGTGAGTCTTTCTTTTCCTTTACCATAGCGTTTCTCCATTGCCTTTAACAGTGACCGTTGAGTCTTGTCTTTCGAGTGCAGTGAATCGACCATGATTTCATCGACAGTTCCCTGCGCTATGATCCGATAGACGATCACTCTGCGCTTCTGACCCTGTCGCCATATTCGCCTTATGAACTGTTCATAGTTTTCCAAGTTCCAGGTTAGCGAAAAGAATATAACGATGCCTCCCCTGCCCTCCTGCAGATTGAGGCCATGCGCTATGCTGTCTGGTTGCCCTGCCATGCCCGGCAGAGTGCCTTTGTCCCATTGTCGTAGATACTTCTCTACCTCTTTATCCTTGGTGTGTCCACCAATGAATGGAATGTCCTTGAACTGTGGCGCATGCTTTGCGAAGTATCGCTTCATACGCTCCATGTCGTGCCTGAACTCATACGCTATCAGTGCGGGCTCACCGTTCAGTTCCTCCAGAAGATCGACTAGTTCCTCGCACTTAGCGTCATGTATCTTACGCCATTTCTTGCGTGGCTTTAGTGGGTTCTCATTGACTATCTCGCCCGTCTCAGAGTAGAACGCTCCGCCATTGGCTATCTGACGCAGTTTTCCAGACGCCACGGCAGCGTTCGCTGCCACGATGTCACCTTCATTGTACTCAAGCACGAATTCCTTTTCCATCTTTCGATACGTGGCCATGGACTTATCATCAAGCTGCACATACCGATCCACGTAAGTGAGTGGCGGAAGATCCAACTTCTCATCACCGAAACGAAGTATCAGGTGCCTGATGCGCCTGAACATCCTCTTCTTCGCGCCACGCTGAAGTTCCCAGGCATATCCCATGTACCCGGAGGGATAGAAGTATTCATTCCTGAATGCGGTGATGTACGGCCCGAAGGCCTCACCTAGGTCTAACGTGTATATCTGACCGAACAATCCCATCAATCCGTTTGGGGCTGGAGATCCAGTCATGATGTACCTTCTATCGAAGAACTTCAAGATACTCTTTAGAGTACGGAATCTCACCGTATTGGTGTGTCGTAGCTTGCTGGACTCATCTACTGCCAGCATCACACGTTTTCCACGCTTGAACCACTTCTTCTGGCGCTTCAACCAAGGCAACCCCTCGTAGTTCATCAGACGGATATCTGCATCCTTGTACAGGGCATCTTCTTTCTTTCCTCCGTGAACTATGGAGTACTTGAACTTCCGCGTATCCCGCCACTTCGATATTTCTTTTGGCCACACATTCAGGATGATCCTGCGCTTTGCCAAGACCATCAATTCATCAACTATCCCAAGCGACTTGAGTACCTTGAAGATCATCAAGATGATCATGGTCTTCCCAAGACCAGGAGCCAAGAAGAATCCAGCGGCAGGGTTTTCAACTCCGTGCGCGATGCATTCTTCTTGATAGTCTTTCGGTACGAACCTTGGCCATTTCGATTTCTTTCTCAAGGAGTGAGAGGGCCTCCGCCGCGCTATCGACTTCATATGTCTTGTGTCCCAACTTCTTCAGTTGCCTGTGTCTGTAGTCCTGTAGCGGTTCAGATTCTGTATCTGTTCTTTTGAACTCGAACAGTACGGTAGTCCCATACTTAGCAAGAACGAGCTGGTCATTGAACCCGTTGCTACCGTAGGCTCCCTTCGTCTGCATCTTGTACGCGATGTATCCTTTCCTGCGCACGGCCCGAACGAACTTGTTCTCCTCTATTCGTTCGGGCTTGCTCATACGTCCTCACCAGACAGTTTTCGCAACCAGTTCAACTGCGCATATGACACAGAGCAATCCATGCCGAATCTTCCAAACCTGTGCACCATGTCATCAACGAACTTGATGGCAGCCTCTGATACCGCCCCTTTCTCTGCCGCGTCAAGCAGCTCTTCGACTTCACTGACTGTCGCGTAATGATCTTTGAATTGTGTCTTGCTCATGACATCACCTTCTTCCAGTGCTTACAGGTTCCACCCGGTTGACTGCTGCGGTGGGAACACCACTTACATGAATTGATTGACGGTGTGGGTAGAAACTTCCTCTCACTCATCAGCCGCTTTCCCTCGCCTATCCAGTGTCGCGTGAGAATCTTCAGTTCTGAGTCTGTGAATGACAGCTTCATGGTATCACCGCTATCAATGTACCAGAACTCTACCTCGGCACCATCACTCCTTGGAAACTTGATCTTCGATGTGATCGCCCCGAGTTCAGCCTGCTGTGTCCATTCAGGCCAGATCTTGCCAGTCTTGTAATCGATATACAACACTGGCGCGTTTCGAGGAGGAACGACAGCATCGCTCTTGCTTACGAACTGCCCTTGGTACTCTTTCGCCGGTTTGAAATCAAGATCGAAGTTCCAGTACTCTTCTGCCACGGGAGTAGCGGCCTTCAAGCCCTTGAACTCATACTCGAACAGTTTCAGATCCTCTGGAACAGACTTGATGGCTCCCTTGACATATGCCTCAGCCATCTTATGAATGGCATCACCGCGCAGCATGGCTGGCCCTGGAGGTTGTCGAATCTTGTCAATGTACGAAAGCTTCACTGCGTACAGGCACTTCTTGGATTGCGCCCATAGCGAGTATGACCATCGCTTCAGTTGATACTCTTTCATTGAACCTCCAATTAGAATACGCGCTTCCACCACGGACGATTCACATACTGCATGATTTGAATCAAGTGACGCGCCTGATTTTTCGCATCGTCGAGCGCGTCGTGCGATGTCCCGTAGTACGTTGCCTTGACATCTCGGTTCAGTGCATACATGGTACGGTGACACATCACGTCTTTGTACGACCACAGTACAGGCAGCTCACATGCTCGAAGAGCATTCTGCACAATCGGAATGTCGAATGCCGCGCCCATGCTCCAGACTCTGATTCGATCAGTTGGCTCATTCTTCCGTGAACGCAGCCAATCATTGAACCGCCACAGCATAGAATGGAGGGCCTCTGGATCCCTCATCCATCCCATCTTTGCCTCTGCTGACTGAGTCTTCCACCAGTCAATGGTCTTCTGATCGAAGTGCAGCCCTGCGCGCATGTTACTGCCGGGGGTAGCGTTTCCCTTGAACTCATCTCCCAGTGTTCCCTTGCCAAAGTCCATTGTCACTGCCGCCAGTGAAACCACTGCCGCGTTTGATTGCAGACTCATGGTCTCTGTGTCGATCATCACTTCAATGAATTTATCCACTCTCATTCTCCTCTGAGTACATTCAGTGCCATCAGTGTCATGATCTCTGCCGTGGTAGGTCTTCGTCCCTTGGCACCACCGATTCGCTCGGCAATTCGCTTCTCCGCCATTGAAAGATACACGATTGCCTCCTTGACATGAGAGGCATACTTGACCAAGTCCTGTGTCGAGGTTCCTTTTCGATTCGAAGCCTTCTTGGCATGGCGATACACGAACTCCTTAGATACCTTGTGTGTCTCGGCAATTTCTTCGGTCGGCAACCCGTTTTCAACGTCATGGACCACATTCGCAATTAGTGTAGGGTTTGCACGCTTGAAACGCTTGATTCTCTTGATCTTCACTTCTTGCTCCCTTTCTTACCTGACAGCATGCTCTGCAGACGCTCATCGTACAACTTGAGCTTTTCACGGCGAACCATCATTTGTGCGGGGCTTCGCTTGCTCCAGTAGTAGAAACTCGAACGGCATGTCGGACACACATCAAGCCGTGACAACGGCCCAATGGTATTGGAACATGATGGAATGATACACGCCCGGACTTTCATTGTTGATTTCCTTTATCGTTTAATGAACTCTTTCATACGAATTGTTCTTACGGCCAAAGCTGCTGCAATGCTGCGAACCATATCTGGTGAGGCAGCTACTCTATCGAGAGACGGTAAGCTATTTGACATCCCCTTACGCGTAATCAATGATGCACTGTCCATTACTACCCTAGCCCCATCAGATCTATATGGCTGCAATAGACTGTACCTAATGGTTCTGTTCAGAGCCTCATAGACTAGCTTAAATATCGCTGGGTCTAATGAAAACTCAGTCTGTAATGGGCCACCATAGTTGATAGAATCGTAATAGCTATCGATTGAATTCTCAGTCCCCATCTTAAAGATAAATCCAAACATCAACATGACATTCATCCATGCGGCCATAGCTCTGTTAACACTTTTCCCCGGAAACATTTCCTTGAACTGTGCATACATACGCATCGTTTCTGATGTTTCTCTGCCGCGCTGGAGGTTATAGATTATGCCTGCTTTTCTAAACGCTCCTCCAATAATGAAAGCCATTAGTATATCAGCTACGACTCTCGGGTTATTAGTCTGAAGATCGGCGAGTACGAAGGACACTGGATATTCAACTGGCCAACTCTGCATCACAGTTACTAAATCCCCGGGAACAACTATTACACCCTTCTTGCGAAGAATATCTACAACTTTTGGATTACGCTCTATTGCTACTAAACAGTGATCCTTATACTTCTTCTTCAGTGCCACACTCCGATCTATATCCCTAGTTCCAGGTAGATATAGAATCAGAGCATCGTGCTTGTTAGGTGCATGCTTCTCAACTATATTCCAGCAAGTTCTTCTCCAATGATCCTTGGTATAGTTATCATACTCTACAGCATCGATAGTTTCTACCTTGTTCATTTTGCCCTCGCCCATGAAAAATCAGACACCTTCGGATCAGCAAGCATCGGAACATTGAACTCCATATCACACATGGCATCTGCAATCCGCCTGCCGTGCGCAGCACTAGGGGCCATGCACACTAGCTCGTCATGCACCTGCAATGCAATGCGCGCGTCTGGCACCTGCTGGAACACATTGATCATGCCTTGCTTGGTCACGTCTGCCGCGGACGGTTGAATGAGATAATTGAGCATCTTGTACTCGAAGCTCATCCAGAACTCTTCGCCGGTATGCTTGTTCCTCAGATACTTTGGTTCCTCGCAGAAGTACTCACGACCTCCCCATGTGGTCAATGGCTTTCCACGACGCTCAAGGTCCTTGAGCTCATCAATTAGGCCCTTGATTCCTGGAACAGCCTGCAGAATGCCGTCACGCACCTTCTTGGCAGTGTTCTTGTCCAAACCCATGCCGTGAGCCAGCTTATCCAAGCCCATGCCGTAGATCAGACCGAACACCGTCACCTTGATGGCCTTTCGAGGAATATCAATTCCCAGAATCTTGCCTACCAGAACGCGGCAGAAGTCGTGGACGTCCAACTTCGGGTTATCACGGTATGCCTTCATCAACACACCTCTTTCGAAGTGTGCCAGCAACCTGAGTTCTTGTTGATTGTAGTCAACTGTGATCAGAACAGAGTCTTCATCAGGGATGATGAAGTCACGCAACCCAATGAAGTCATAGCCGTGCTGATCCTTGGCCCATAACTGCATCAGCAGCAACGTATCCTTGTTCTTTGAATCCTCCACATTGCCAGCCACGTTCTGGAAGTTCGGATCGTACGATGACATTCGACCGCTGCGCGCTCCACCGCCTCCTTCATCGGTCTTGTTCCTTACTTGGTTGAAGCGCGGTAGAACCCGACCATGTGTCAATTCAGCCTGTTCAATCCACGGAATGATGAATGAGCTCGTGTACTTCTTGATGACTGAATGGATGGCCAGCAAATCGAGCAGCCGCTTGTCGTTGCAGGTAGCCTTCAAGTTCTCTACCTTCGTACTTACCTTGCCAGTCGGAGTCTTGATGATTGAATCCAGCTTGTTACTGGCGATCAATGCCTTGGCCAGTTGCGCACCGCTGTCTACATTGAACCGCTTCTTGACATCAGGGTTGTCCATATCACCAGGACTGATGCGAAGCCTCTTGCATATCCTTCGAACGAGGTCCTTGTCCATCTTCTCGAAGACATGCAGACACTCTTTCAGTCTATCCATGTCTACCCGAACACCGCTGCGCTCCATCTCCAATGTGATTGGAGTAAGTGCCAGTTCGCGCCTGTACGCTGGCAGCATTCCACGGTCTGCTATCTCTGGCCGTATTTTGTCCCACAGACGGTACGTCCTATCAACGTCACCTATAGCATACGGACCAAGGATGCTTGGAGGGCACTTCCACATATGCTCGCCCCAGCTACTCGGCTTTCGCTTTGCCTCAGGGATGTTGGACAGCACCCAATCCTTCACTCGGTCTGACTCTTCTGGCGGCATGTCCAGATACACTTCAGCCAGTGGCTTCAGTGCCAAAGTCTCTTCGTGTGGGTTCTGCAGGAATGATAGATACAGAGTGTCCTCCACCGTTGATGGTGGCGAAAGCCCCCAGTGAGTCTCTATCACATCTGTATCGAATGAGTTGTTGTGAAACACAACGGGCATTCCAGACCTGTAGATGTCCTTCACTACCTCTCTGGCAGTGCCGACGCTACAGTTGTTTCCCTCTGTATGCCCGAATGCATAGTACTTCTTGTTCCCCAAGAGATCTCTGACTGCCACTCCCACTGGAACCGGTGGATAGTACGGGCGCGACTCGATTGACTTGGTTTCGAGGTCGACAGTATATGCGGCCTGTTTCATTCGTGAATCTCCTCGATACCGTACTCATGTCTTTCGCGCAGATACCGCAGTCTATTGAAACGCCGGTGCAACCTGAAGATGACCTGCTTCCTTCGCTTATTGGCCAACTCTTCATCGAGCATCTTGCCAATCTGCTTTTCAGTCAGGCCATTTCTGCTGGCTAGTGTAGACACGGTATCCTGGTACGAAAGTTCTGTGATCTTCGTGGGCTTCTTTTTCCTCTTCATTGAACATCCTCCAAAGGGGACACAGCCCTTGCCCGAGTCGAGCTGTGTCCCCATCTTCACTTGACGATAATCACTTCGTAGTGATTACTTCTTGCCCTTCTTGGCAAACCGCGACTTCGCCGGGGCCTTCTTGGCTGGCTTCTTTGCCGGGGCCTTCTTGGCTGGCTTCTTTGCCGGGGCTTTCTTGGCTGCACCCTTCTTGCCCTTCTTCACGGGCTTCTCATCCTCATCGTCCTCATCCTCGTCGTCCTCATCCTCATCCTCATCATCCTCGTCGTCCTCATCCTCATCGTCCTCATCGTCCTCATCGTCCTCATCGTCCTCATCGTCCTCGTCCTCGTCCTCGTCCTCATCGTCCTCATCGTCCTCGTCCTCGTCCTCGTCCTCATCCTTCTTGCTCTTCTTGCCCTTCTTCACGGGCTTCTCATCCTCATCGTCCTCGTCCTCGTCGTCCTCGTCCTCATCCTCATCCTCATCCTCATCCTCGTCTTCGTCTTCGTCTTCGTCTTCGTCTTCGTCTTCGTCTTCGTCTTCGTCTTCGTCTTCGTCTTCGTCTTCGTCTTCGTCTTCGTCTTC